TAATACTCCTTAATCATTTGACAAATGATACGAAAATATTGATTATCAAAGTAGTGTGGGTCAATAACTTCAATGATGGAATTTGAAAAATCTTTATAAACAATAATGTTATTTATTAATTGATTTTGAAAAGTATTTCCTAAGTATCCGAAGTTTTTTTTGTCTGACATATTATATGATTTGTTCTTTGTTTTCTAATAAATACTATTAGGCGAATGAATAATTTAAGTACTCGTAAGATAAATTTTTACCTGATAAAATGTCAGTTAAATCTCTTAAGATGTTTTTTATTGATGGTCGTACATCCAGCGTATATCTTACCTTAGGCGGGTATACTTTAGCATCTATAATTCTATGACAAATTGTCTCATTCCCTAACTTTAAAATAATATTAAAGGTCTCAGGTCCATCAGTATTTGATGTTTCTAAAATACTTGCATCCTCTTCAATTTGAAAACGATTTTCTAACATATAAACAACACATTTATTTCTAAGTTTTGTTTTTAAGTCGTTAGATAATTCGTTAATGTAATTCAAAAGTTCCACACTATTTTTTGCCTTTCCATTGAAACCCTTAACATTAAAAAATCTTTGAACAACAAAGTTGTTGTTTAATGTAATTAAGAATTCAACTTTAGTAATGTCGTTTTGTTCTTTCATGTTTTTTTGTTTTACTTTTTGTTTTTAAACTTTGTTTTTTCTTTTCTGGTTAGTTTTAAAAATGGTTTTAAAAAATAAACCCAATTTTCATCATTTTTTGGTAAGTACTTGAACAAACCGTCTTCCATCATCATTCTAATTAGGTTTTTATATCCTCTACCGTCAGGATCCAATGACTCAGAGTAATATAAGTTAACTAATTCTTTTCCTTCGTCAGTTATTAACGGTTCGCTCAAATCAATTAGTTTTTTGTTAATAACATAAAACTCTTCACCAAAAATACCTTCTTTAGTTTTACCCGTTAAAAGATTTTGTAAGGAACTGTTACCTTTTTCTTCTTTTAATAGGTTTTCCCCTTTTGATAAAATATCAGTAATTTCTACAGGTTTTTCAAGTAGTTCAGGAAAAAATTTAAGCAAAGTCTTTTCCCCCATATAGAATATCCCGTCTATATTATCCGAACCATCACCAGTAATTATCTTAAGGGTTTTAACATTATAGTGGGGAATCTCGGCATCGTAAACCTTTATTGTATCCCCATTTCTATAATATTGTTTTGTGGATGGTGAGTAAATTGTAACCTTATCAGATATAAGTTGTGTAAGATCTCTATCACTCGAAAATATTGTTTTATCCTCATCTAATGATATATGACAATAGTAGGCGATTAAGTCATCCGCTTCGGAACGATCTACCTCCATTTGTCTTACAAACATCTCCTCAAGATATTCTTTTACTCTTTGTTTTTGAAAGTTAAAAGAATCCCTCTTTTGTTCATTATCGGACGACTTTCTATTAAGTTTATATTTTGGGTAAATAAGTCTACGTTGTAATGAACTTGTATCACTATCCCAAAAAACTACAACTTTGTTAAAGTTTGTTTCTTCTAAAAATTTTCTTAAAGTATTTAGAAAATGCCAAATACCACCTACGTGTTGCGTTCCATTGTAGAACTCCCTCACACCATGAAACCCAATCTTTAATAGATTGTTCCCATCAACCAATAATGTTTTTGACACTCGTCGTCTTTTAAATTGTTACTACTCTACTTCTTCTTTTTCTGCTTTCAAATCGAAGTCACCATCAACTCCGATAATTTCCTTCCAATACTCGGCATATTCTTTTTTGTATTGCTCAATAGATGCCTTTTCTTCGGAAGTTTCTTTTCCTGGTAAGAACCCGTGTGGTGTTACAATAATTTTACCATCTTCAAATCCAAGCCCATTAATGTGGTTTTTCATTACCGATACTTTTGTTCTTGATGCAAACTTAACAGTTCGTTTGTCTTTTGTTGCGGTAATCTTTGTAGTTCCTGCTCCTTTTTGATTTCCAAATAAAAATACTAAAGATGAATTTAACCAAATAGCTTCACCACCTTTAGCTTTAATTTTAGGTTGCCCAAAAGGATTATCAGGTAACTCAACCCAAGGTTGGTTAACAATGATAAGCGTATTTTCATATTTAGAATCTGATTTACGAGAACCTGAAATACGTTGGTTTATCCCCATACCTATCTTGTCGGCCAAAACACTTGCATTGTGTTGTTTACCACCTTTACCTTCATAAGTCATTTTACAAGGAACCGAACCAACTGAGTCCCACATAATACATAATGAATAATCTAAATCCCCCTTTTCTTGAGCATCTAATAGACTATTAATGTAATCAGTAATTTGTTCAATGTAATCAAAGTTGTTATTGAAGATGTAAAAACCATCCCATTCTAATTCACCTGTTTCGGTATCAACAACTTCTTCACATTCAAACCCCATTAGTTTGGCGTGTTCAAATGACCATTTCTGTTCTGTAATAATAAACACAGGAAGGATTCCTTTTTTCTGTGCATCAACTGCAGTTTTAACTAACGCAGTGGTTTTTCCCGTATCGGAATGACCCAAGAACATATTAATGTGTCCCATAGCAGGACCAGGTAAGCCAACAGCATCTAAAAAGGGAGCACCAAGATCAAAGAATCTTTGTGGTTTATATTTTGCAGATGTGGAAAATTTTTTCTTTAGTGAACTAAAGTCGTTCTTTTTAATAGCCATTATAGTTCGTAAATTTTAAAATTTGTTATAGTTTCTAACTTGTCTTTTGCGTCGGTAAGCTGCCCAACTAAATTATCCATCTCTTCTGTGTGTTGTGGATGCTCACCAATCCCAACAGGATTTGTGAAATAAACATAAAGTCTTGCTTCAGCATCAGCAATTTCTGCTTCATACTTTTTAACTAATGCTTCTTTTAATTTTTCTGCAATCACTGGTTTCATTTTGTTTTTTTTAATTTGTTTATAAAAAAAAGCATGGACACAATATGTTTAAAAGTATCCATGCTTAATTAAATTTAGAATGGTAAATCTTCAGCCGGCTCTTCGTCAGCTTGTGGGTCTACCACAGGAACCACTTCTTTTGTATTTCCACCACCAAGAGAAATGTCGGCAGTTTCACCGTAAACATATTTCTTAAGTTCTGTACTCCAAATTGGTGTTTCTCCAATTGCGATAGCTTCTAAATACTCAACAGGTTTTTTAGAATACACGTCATTCCATGTTAACTCATCTTCCAACCATCCACTCATGATTTCTTTATCTTCGTGAAGTAATGCAGGGTCATCATACATAACTGTTTGAATTACTGTATACTCTTTTCCTTGTGGGGTTTTAGCTTTCTTAAGTTCGATAATTAAATCACGACCTTTTTCAGCATCTGTGATATCACCTTTAGCTTTCCAAATAGGGAGGATTTTATCTAAGATACCTTCGTTTTTGTAATTGTGTTTAAATCTCCAAAATTTAACACCATCTTGTTCGTTATCACGGTCAATTACTCTAACGATGTAAAATAAACGTGAACGGTATTGCGATGCCAATTCTTTGTCTTCTTTTTTACCCGTTTGGATAAGTTCATTATAAACTTCTGTAAGTGGGGAACGCTCGTTGTCGTTTTTGTCAGGGTCATACAACTTAACCCATTGTCCGTTTACCATAATTTCGTGATACCATACTTCAACAAATGGTGATGAACCATCTTTTGTGGGTAAAATACGAACTCTACGTTGTGCGGATGTTTCGTTTTTCATTAAGATTGCCGAAAAATACTTCTTTAATCTGTCTTCTTGTGAGATGTTTGTTCTCTGTGAACCACTTGGTTGTGCGTTCTTTTCGTACTGCGCAAGTACTGAATCTAATACTGAATTTGTCATAAATAAATTTTTAATTATTACTCTTTTATCTTCATTAATAATAGGTACAAATAATAAAATGTCAAATAAATGAGCATAAAAAAAGGGACCTTGTGAGTCCCTCAAAAAATTTATTTTTTAATTTAAAGAATTGTCTTCGTCGTCGTAAATATTGAATGTTTTTTTAACTTCGTTTGGTGAAAAGTTTTCAACTTCGTCAGAAGTAAGTATATATTCGTTTTTACCAGTCTCTTCCATCTCACCTTTTTTATCATCAAAAAAATCTGTTAATTTTTGATTATATGGGTAAGAGTCTAATGAACGTAACATTAATTTTTCTTCAGGAGTTTTTTCTCTATATTTATCAAATTTGTTTTCAAGACTATTAATTTTGTCCATGATTTGATCCATGTGAGATAATTTACTTTCTAAGTCATCTAATTTAGAAAAAATACTATCCATAAATTCATCTTGTTTAGATTGGATTTCTTGTTGTGTAGTAACAAGGTCAGTGATATCAATTTCTTCACTTTCTTCTTCACCCTCTTCTTCTTTACCAACTTCTTCAACATCTGGATCACCTTCAACATCAACGGGTTCAGGTACTTCAGTAGGTGCCGCGGCAGCGTCTGCCCCTGCCGCTGGTGGTGCAGCAACATCTGCGCCAGGTGCGGGAATTTCTGCATCTGCCGGTGGAGCGGCTGCGGGGTCAGCAGGTGGGGTACCTAAATCCTCAGGTGTCGGTGGTGGTACATCTTGTTCATTTAAAATGTATGAATTAATTTGATTAAATCTTTTTAATTCTTCTAAAATTTTTCTGTCTAAACTCATTTTTAAATTTTTAACCGTTCAATAATGTTTTAACACCCTGAGGAGTTTCAACTTTTAATGTTCTATTTGTTTTCATGGTATTATCCACTCTCTCAATTAAACCGTCTTTCATTCTGATTGTATAACAATCACCTGTATCTAAATCACAAACTTCTTGGTATCCATTACCGCTATCTTTTTGTGTAATACGTGTATCTTTTTTAAGATAATCGTCAAGTAAATTTTTCATGTTCATATTTTAATTTATTATATAAATATACCTTAATTAGGGTTTTTATCAAAATTCTCGTAAGCGTTAGTAAAATACTGAACATATAGGTCATAAACATTTATGTTAGTACCAACTTGGTCAAGCGCCTTTTGTTTTATTTCTGATGCGGTAGAGTTTAATCCTATTGGGGTATCCCATGTAGTAATTGCTAATTGAGCTAGGGCTTTTCCATAACTTTTATAGATATTAGTATCTGGATTTAAATTTTTTAAACTTTCAATTATTGGTTCATATACAGAATAGAATGAAACCATAAAATCGGTTGGTGTTTTAAAATCGCTAAAACTAGCCATACTTCTAACCGTATTATTAATTGTCGCACACATTTGATTTTTTATGTATGAATCCATATTACCCGTAAATTTATTTTCGGTAGATATTTCATAAAAATTATAATTAGATGTGTTAAATAAGTTAGCGTTTGAATCGAAGCTATTTATATTTCTAGTAAACCCTATACCTAATAATAATGCTCTTAATGATTTTTTATTTGTCGCTGTTTTTATTATTGGTAATATTTCTTGTACTGTTACTTTTGTTGGTGTTACTTCAACAAATTCTAATGTTTTATATTCGGTAAGTTCAATACATTGTTGTGTTTGTGTTTTAACGGTACCAATAGTAGGGTCGGTGTTAGCTAATTCCTCATCTTTTTTATCAACAACCGGTTTTTCTTTTTTAATTTTTTCTTTATATGATGATAATATTTTTTTATTAACATTAGTAACAAGTTGGTCAACATTAGGTAAACTATATTTTGGTATTCTAGTACCTTTAAAATCGGTATCAAATCCTCTTTCGGTTATACTATGATTAACTTCATAAATCCAATAAGGTCCATAAAACATAGGTACGTGTCTTAATACAAAATACATTGTTGGTTGTATCATTGCATTACCCATTGATGTTACTCCGCAAGAATACGACCTTGATTTGTAAATACTATACATTGAGACTGATTGTTGAGCGACTTGGTCACCAGCAACGGACCCTCCTATATCGGCAAAAACTTTAAAAGATTCTGAAGTATTTTTCATTTCTGACATATCTAAATCAACACTTTTAAATATGTTTTGATTTTGAACCCCAAAATCAACACTAAACCCAACCACTTTATTTGTTTTAGAGTAGTCTCTATTTGGGTCCGATATTCTTAGTGGGTTATCAGGAACTCTCAAATCAAAACTATCATCACCAAACCTAATAAATGAGTTTTCTTTTGGTTTTGGGTACTCTGAAGGGTTACCCATATAAAGACATAAAAATTTAGGGCTAGACTTTGTATAATCAACTTCTAAATAGGTACCAAAAAGTGAGTTAGGAATCTCAATGTCTATTGGTGTTCCATTTTTAATTGCCGTTTGTATACCATAAAAATTTATATACGCCGGCATCGCCATAAACATAAACTGATTATCACTTAAAATATTACTAACAACCTGCATTAGATTGGTTTCAGGGTTATTTGTAGTATCTAATCTGTTTACTACTTTATCCATGTCAACAACAAATGTATCACCTAAGTCACTATTAGCTCTATCCATGAATAAAAAGTCTTCAAACAATGTAACATATTTTAAATCAGAACCAGCAATCCATTTATCGTTAAATCCTTTTAATGTATTATATAAACTTAACTTACCCGTATCACCATTAACTGAAACGTTTGGTGTTTGTGTTTTTACATCAATATTTTTCAATGTTTTATTTAAATTACTAAAAGTTTCATTCAACATATTTTGTTGTAATGTTCTTTGGTCAATTAATACATTATTAATAAATGTTGTAAACTTACTTTTATTATATGTAGGGTCATTTAATTTTTGGTCAGCATATAACCTAATAAGTGGGTAAAGCGATTTAATATTGTCTGATGTGAAATCAATATCATTATCAATAAAGAAATCAGTAACAAATGATTTTTGACTTCCTTGTAAAGGTGTTGGTGGTATTGTTGTATTAGTTTGTGTAGGTATTGTTGTTTGATTTCCACCTAATGTTGAAACATTCGCAGTGTATGTCGCATAGTTAGGGTATGTAACAGCGTACCTAACTGCCATAATATAATTACCCGAAGTATTATTGTTAATTTCGTAAACTCTAGTGTAATTGGTATTCGCACCACCGTAACCATTAAAAGGTAATGGTAAAATATTTGGGTCATTTAAATTACTACCAGCAGGATAAAATAAAACACTACCAAGATTTGTTGGGTCAAAATTAGGTATACCTGTTAATCTGTAAGATGCATACCCACCACTTGGTACAACAATATTAAAATATGTAGCATCTCCAGGAGGTGATGTTTCCGGAATTAAAGTTCCACTATTTCCAAGAAACTCCAACTGAATAGGTGATGTGAGTGGTGATTGTTGACAATTTATTAGTGTTTGATAAAAAGACATACAGTAACTTTCAGGTGTAACATTTACTGCGTTTGTTTCAGGGTAATCGTCATCAAGCACTAAATTATAGTTGGTAGTTATTGCACTATCTGATACTTTTCTAGCACAGAAATTTTTACTTTGTGAGGTGTTATCGACAACTTCTAAATACCATATATCTCCATTAGTATAATTAAATGAGCTAGTCATGGTATTATCATCCGGGTCCGTAATATTAAAATATGTACCAGTACATATGTCTTGGAACGTTCTGTAAGTTTGTCCTACTGTTGGTGGTGTATAGGTTACCGTTGGATTTGCTGGTGTTTGAGTCAACGGCACTGAAGGAAAATTTGGTTGTACTTGATTTTGATATTCCATATTTGGAATTGTTGTAAATCCTAAATACGTTCTTAGAGTATTCCAAGCAGTTGTATTTTGAGCAAGACTTTGTAGTAATGTTGTTGATGTACCGTCTCCAGGTAAAGTACCTTTTTTGTAAGGGTTAAATGTTAACTTATCAACAGGAATAAATTCAGATAAATTAGAAAATGAATTAAACAACTTTCTATCAAAATTACCTGGATTTGCTAATTTTATAACACAATCAAAATTTAAAAAACGAGTAACTGACTTGGTAAAGGTTTCAATTTGTTTTTCACCTAATGTTTTTCCATCAACATCTTCACCAATAAAGTTGACACCTGTTTTATTTATAAAAAATAGAGAACTTAATTGAGTGAATAATCTTTTTTGGTCAAGATTAGATACTTTATTAGGTTCGTTATATGTTGGTACAATTTGTTCTTCTTTTAATACTAAATTAGCAGAGCTTGGTTTATAGTTACAAAAACCTAAAAATAATTTTTCAAACTTATCTAATAATTCCGGAGTGAATAGTGCAAAAATTTCATCTATTGATGAGTATTCTGATTTATTTGAAGACAAATCAAATGCATTTTGTTTAGAAGTATTTGTTTTAATTACTTTAAGGTATTGTGTTGGTGACGGTTTTTGTATCAATCCGTTATCAAAATACCCAAAATGTGGTGATGACCATAGTGGCCTTACTGAACCATTATAAAGTGATTTATTATTCAATATGTTTTGTGTCATATTAATGTTAGAATCAACACATTCAAATATTGATTGGTCTATAGGTATCCCACCCATAGATGGGTATAATAATATTAAACTTCCTCCCGTACTATATGCCGTCGTACCACTGAATTCTCTATATTGGTAATAATTTTGTTTTAATAATGATTTGTTTGGATTGGTGGTGTCAAATCCAAAATCTAAATAATTAGTAGATGTATTATTTTTACCTATTCTAAATTTTTGATTATTATAAGCATTAAAGAAATCAGTTTGACTATACCCAGTAAACAGGTTTTTTTGAAAAAAGAAATTTTCAACTGTGTTTATAATTTTAGGATAGAATCCGGTATTTAATAAATCTTTCGATTGTAATGACGGAATAGGAAACGGTTCATTTTTTTGTAGTACAAATGTTTGTTGGTTACCGGAATAATCGGGTAAAATATATTGTGTTGTAGTTGCAGAAGTTACTGGATCGTAAGCAGATGTATAATCAAAGTCTTTCCAAATTGGGTCTAAAATATCATTTCCTGTTTCTACAAATTTTTTGTATCTATACCATATTGACCCGTATTTTAAAACCCACGCATATGGTACCTGATGTATTGATGAGTATTTTTTAAACGTGGAAGCCAAGTAATCAATATCAGTTAAAGTATCGTTTTCAGATATTTTAAGTGTTTCTTTGGTTGTTATTAATGGTAAGGAATTTAAATATAAATAACCTAAAGCGGTGAAGGAATCTTCAACATTGTTGTTGTTGTCTTCAACACCTTTAATTAATGAATTTATAAAATAAGGTGTGTTTAATAAAGAAGTGGTCTGTATTGATTGATTAACATTACCAGAGTAAGAAGTCCCATAATTAATAAATGATTCTGTACCATATAAGAATTTTTCTTCTCTATCTGTATAAAAATCTTGTAATGTTGACCTAGTTGATAATGGTGTTTGTGTTGATTGGTTTGTTACGTAAGGTTGGCTATATGAAGTTAAAAATCCATTATTAGTCAATAAACTAATGCTTTTATTATCCGCATTTTCATTTATTCTTGCTATTGTTTTTTTGTCATCTAAGTATAAAAAACTATTAGTAGTATTATTAAACTGTTCAAAACTACCAATAGACGACCCGTTAGAAACATTAGTTTTTAACCAATTTAAATTAGTTAATGGGTATGTATCTAAATTATTTTTTTTAGATGAATCGGTATTTTTTAAATAACTTACTAAATTTTTAGATAATTCTAAATCTGAAGAAACTTGGACTGAGCGATTGTTTAATGTATCTATACTATAAATCTCTGTTTGATTTTTTACTAAATTCTCAATGTATTCCGTTTTAAATAAACTTCTAATGTATGTTTGCCAACTTTCACCGTCACCGTTATTAGAAATCTTTTTCATAAAGTCTATCAGACCTTGGTAAGTAAATTTGTAATTTTTTAAAGTTTGGTTTAATTGTATATTGTTACCGACATTTAACCCCAAATCTTTGCTTTCTATATCCCCATAAAACTTATCAATTTGATTTTTAAATGCGGATTCAGAACTAAATTTACCATAATGCGAAGAAAGGTATGTTCTTTCAAAAATTTCATAAAAAGTACTTATTTCAGATAAATCTTGGTACGGTAATACTTTAAATGGGAACTCAATTGCGTTTGCCGAAACATACTTATTTGAATCCGCAGGATTATCGTATACAGTCCCTTGTATTGGTTTAGACGTTTCTGTAGTACCTTTTAAATATGCCTCGACAAAAGATATTTCAGGCCATATTCTATAGTCATAAGCTCTTGTTTGATTAATAATTTTAGGGTCACCAGGATATTGTATTGTATACAATTCTCTACCGTCTTTTTGTTTTTCTTTTGTAAAATATAAAGGCCAAGGATATACAACATTATCATCATTTAATTCTCCCGATGATTTTTGTAAATTTTTCATCGCGTCCACTGAGAAACTTTTTTCAGGTGGAATGACCGCACTTAATCTTTGTGGATCATTTCTAACATCCCAAGCGGTTTGGTGTACGTCTTCCATTAATCTATAGAATGCGTCTGCACCTGCAAAAATAACAGCAAACACATTTCTTATTGTAGGTTTAAATCCTATACCACCATCAGCAGGGTTTTTTAAAACTCTATCGGCCAAAACCTTAGATAGGTCGTTTTCTATTTTTTCCTCATGTGTGTTTAAGGTTTTACCTGCACTATCTAATTTGTCTAAAAAACTTTGTTTTACATAAGAACCATCAGCAATTCTTTTATCGCCAAAAACAAAAAAGTCAGGTAAATCATCAACCAATTGTCCGTTACTATCTAAAACCTTAGAAAATAATTCCTTATTTTTATCTTCATCTAATTTAAATTTTTCAAATAATTGTTTGTCTTCGTTTTTTGTTGTATCTAATTGTCTACCTGTTCTGTAGTAATATGTTTGTATTACATTATTTGAATTATTAATCCAATTATTTAAATCTAATTTTTTTATTATGTCTTTTTTATCTTTAAAATTAATTGGTATTTCATATTTCCCTCCTGTCCCAAAAGTTTTATTTTTTTTAAGGTTTTCAATATAAACTTTAAATCTTTCTTCTATTTTTGTTTTGTAAGCCTCTCTATCTTGGTACTGTATTTCTTTTTTAAAAGGGTAATATATTTGACCGTCATTAACGTAGTAACTAGTTGAATCTAAAAATTTATTTAATGAATTATCATAAACATTTTTTCTAAAATTTTCTAAATTTTCTCTATAATCTTGTATATCATTAATTTCAGTAAAATCTCCTTTTTCTTTTATATCTTTTTGTAATTTTACTGAAAAGTTATTAACCCTATAAATAAATTCATCTAAAGTAAGGTGTTCAAAATCATTTGCAATTAAACCCTTTCTTTTATATATTGAATATACCTCATCAAGTTTTTGTCTTCCCTTGTAAGTTGATATTTGTTTTACTTGATTGTTTGTTGTATCAGTAATTGTTACCTGAGTGTCAAACATTTTAGGAGCCGTCTTAGCATACATTAATGGTGTGTCAAATAATAATGCAGTAAACTTACCAATCAATTTTAAACTGATATCATAATTTCCAGTTTCAGCATCAAATCTTGCATTAAATGACATCAATGAAAGTCGGTATCTAATTGCCTTACCGTAATACCCTTTTAATGTTAAATAAAAAAGTGGGTACGGAAAATTAAAAAATGCGGAGTATATTGAATTTTCTCCTTGTTCAAATAATGACCTACCTTGTACGTCAATCATTTCAATATTAACTTCAGGTACGCCAGTACCTTTAATATTAACCCTTATTGATTTAATACCTAAAAGTTGGGTGTCTTCGTAATTTCTTACTGTGTTTTTAAATCTAGCATTACCATCAGCATTAACAATCTGTTCAGCCCTTTGATTCGCACCTAAACCCAATCTTGATTCAAATCCAGTTATTTGGTCTGACCAACTAGTGTCGAATGCCGTTTTACCTTTTGGTTTTAAAAAATTTATTTTTAAATCTTCTTCACCACCAAAAACTGTTGCGATAGTAGTGTTAATTACGGGAGAGTCAAAACTATCCCCTATCGCCAATTTTGTTCTTGGAATTATAAAAGTTTCTAAATTAGCATAGTATACTAAATCTTCGTGGTCAACCAATCTTGGGGCCGCTTTATCTTCTGAATCGTAAACTTCATTTGGGTTTACAACAATAATATTGTCGTATTCAGTTTCTACATATACTTTTTTTGTTTGTGGTATTCTACCTGCCATAATAAAAAATATGTGTATCTAATGCAGATTTGTAGTCTTGCAACGCAGCAACTAGCGGAAAAGGTATAACTAATATTGTCCCATCGGGTATATTTGTCTCTAAACCACCATATAATGGGTTTGCGGCCAATATTAACCAACCAAAATATGGTGCCCCATATTTTTCATAACTTACCTTATCTAAACGACTTTGACCCGTTCTGTAAAGATATCTTTGGTCAGTTGCTCTAGCAGGTAAATTTAAAAATGGTACAACTGTTTGTTTACCATCTATTAAAAATTCTTTATATCTATTGTAATACTGCATTAGCTAAAACTTTTTTTCAAATTAAATTTATCCCAAGTTGAGTTTGTTTCTGACCACAATTCTTTTAAATTAGTATCTGCAAAAGGTTGTAGTGGTGATTGAGTTACGTAATATAAATTTCTAGTCTTATCTTTATTGAATGGATTAAATGTATTGAACTTGTTTGTGTAGTATTGATCTTTAAACTTTTTAAATCTCTCGTCAATTTTATCTTTTGATTTTTTGTAACTAGTATATAAACCTGTTGGTAATGCTTGGTTTGTATATTGTCCTGTATTTAAATTTAAATTAAAATCCCAACCAATATTTTTTAAGATGTACGAGTTCCAACCTACATCATTCGCAGTATTTTTAACAGGTTCCGTAACTGAACTTGCAAATTTTACAGGGTCTTTTAACACATCCGAACCAAATAACATAAAAAATCTATTTTTAGGTGCCGTTATATTTGCCGAGTTATCTTCAATAAACATATCAAAAGTAAAATTATCATTATAAGTGTAAGTATCACCTGAAGGTATTATTTCAAAACTATATAGTTTATCATAATATTCATTTATTTCTGTTTTTATTTTTAAGAAGTCTTGTGTTAATTCATTAAAAGTATTACTAACACCAACACTAGAAGCATTAACATCACTTGTTCCTGATAAATTATAAACAACTACACCACCTTTATTGTTAATATATCCATCAACCCCACTTGAAACATAATTTATTTGGTCTATTAATTGAATTAAACTTAACTCTTCAGTCGTTATACTTGAATTTGTGGTTTCTATAGACGTTATCATAGAATTTTGTTTACCATCAATTAATGATTTAATTTTATTTTTAATTTTTCTTATTTCGGCGTCGTTAAAATTTTGTGTCGTTAGGTCTTTTAATAAAGGACAGTTACCATTATCAACATCTGTTTTTGCATCTGTTATTAATTTTTCAATTTTTTGTTGTGTGTTTTCGGATTTACCAAATATGTTTGCAGTATTTGTTAAATTACCACCTAAATAGTCAAAATAACCTTCAGTGTATTTTCTTTCTTTTGTTAATACAATTAAACCACCTAACAATAATTCTTCATTTAATTTTTCTAAATTTTGTAATGTTGTTGATGCATAACTTTTTGTACTGTCTACTAATTTTTTAAAGTTATCCATATATGATATTTCACCTGAAGCGCTCTGAGTTGTTAAATCGTAGTTATTTGTTTTTATTGTTCCTATAGTCACTCCACCATCATTACTTATTGGTCTTTGTTCTGCAACATTAACAATTCCTAACTGATTTTTGATGTCGGCCAATATTTGAGCATCGTACTGAGATGTCACATCTTCGGTTGCCTCAGCTCTTTCATCATACATTTCAGTATTTGCGTAATAATTAAACGACAAAGCATTTTGTAGTTTAGCTATTGGTCCCGCCAATCCGTGTCCACCGATAAAGTTAAACCCAATTTTAACGTCAGCAATCATAGGTTGTACTCCAATGCCCTCAGGATTTAAATCAAACCTACCATCTTCATATGTTAAACTTAAAGAGTCTATTACTATTTTTGTATGAAAAAAATCACCAATTCTTAAAACACAAACAGGAGGTGCACCAAACACACTGTTTGTAACATCGTTATAAAGTAAAGTTTCGGTACCATTATTATCTTTTGATACTGTAGGTATAGTGTCACCCGGTCTCATACATTGATTTAAAAATGTAAGTCTGGCATTTAATCCTTCAGGTGTTATAGAATGAAAAACCGGATGAAAATGTTTTATTTTACTTTTTATACCGTCATATATCATAGGGTCACTTTGTCTAACCAATTCAAAATAATTACATTCAGTTAATAATTTTCTAGCCAATCTTTTAGTTAAATCTTTTCTAGCGACGGTAGTTGTCTTATACGTCGGATTATTTTTAGTGACAGTTTGGTTTAAAGGTGTAATATTTTCAGTTTGTCCGCTAGGTGTTTGTGTTATAAATGTTGGTGTTGTTGTAGTTGCCGAACTAGCAGGTGTACCTCCATTACCTCCTTGGCTCGGTGTTTCGCTATTTAATACTGTAGTATCACCATCACCATTAGTTGGTGTTTCTGTATTATTTGGTGGTGTATTTTCACTATTACCAGGTAAGTTAGTTACTTTAACATCTAAAATTCTAACACGTCTACATGCCATCGCGTTTACAGAAACAACTCCCTCAGCACTATCACTTAAATAACTTTTGTTACAATTAATAGCGGTATATCTTGGGTCTTGTATGGTTGTAGTCTCCCCTTCTGGAACTTGTTTAACAATTAACTTAGTATTAAAATAGTTTTTTAATTTTATACCATCTTGCTCAAAATTTAAAATATACTGTAAGGCGGCATCAATTCTTCTTTTTGATAGATTAACGTTATAAGCAACTGTAGTAACTGCAGATGCTGAAGATTTTAACGTAAAGTTAACTGTACCACCTTGTTTTATAATTTGTACAACGTCAGTTAAGAATTTTTTAATTTCTTCAAATTCGCTATCAATATATTCAAAAAATTCAGAAACTTTTTCTGTCCTAGTGTCTATATAGTTTGCTAAAAAATTATTTTTATCCGCATCCGATAATCCATTTATTTCCGTTTCTTTATCGGCATATGTACTATCCCCGTATTTAATTATCTTGTCTCTGGCCTTAGAAAAACTTCTGAAACCATCACTACCACCAGTACTTAAATATTTTGTTTTTAGGGCTTTATAATCGGCCAACCATTGGTCATACGGTTTTGACGCATAAATCCTATTCGTGTTAGGGTCAGGAAAGTCGTTATGAAAATAAAATAACGGTTCAGGATATTTCTTTTCCAATGGTATTTCCTCAGGTGGTGTTGGGGTCGTTCCTGTTGTAGAGGTTGTACAAGGTCTATTAGTTATTGTAACGGTATTATTACCTGCAACAACAGAAAAATATGGTACAGTATTTTTTTCAACACATACAGTACCTTTAGTACCAGCACTTAAAGAAGGTAAAACAATTTGTGAACCATTACACGCAGTATAAGTTAAATCTGTAGGGCCAGTACCAACACTATAATCCCATTCAGTACATGGATTATCTTGTGGAGTTTCTGTAGGCGGAATAAATGTTTGGTCAACCCTATTCTCTATAGTTGAACTTGGTAATGTTTCAGTATAATCTTTTATTTGGTCTGGAGTTAAAATTAATTGGGTTTCAAAAATATCATTTGGTGTGAACATCGGGAACTTTTGTACCAAATCATACAAATCATACTTTGTACATCCCGCAAAAAATGAATCTATTACTCTTGTAATTTGAGATTGTGATGATTCGTTTTCTAATTCTTTTTCAACCAAAACATTTAAAATAGACGGGTGGTCAACAATTATTTTAAAACTTAAATTACCTTTTCTTGATGATGAACCAAATGTATATACAGGTTCAGGTCTACCAATAAAAGTTGTATCAGTCCATTGTGTGTTTGTTGATTCGTCAAAACTTAAATCGTAAGGTGGGAACCACATTATTCTACCTCCGTTAGGTCCTTTTTCACAGGCAGGTAAATCTTCATAAGTGTAACCAGGTTTATTAGATGTTCTCCAAGCCAAATTTTCTAATGATAACATGTATTTTTTTACTTTACCATCAATAATATTTGTGGACTCAACACCCTCAACCATATTTAATGGTGCGATATTTAAGTTGTAAGTATTATCTAATACTGAATTTGTATATTTTCTAATGTTACCGTCTGTTTTTTGTAACTCATCAAACGTATAGTAAGGTCTATCTTTTGTGAATAATCTACAATATTCATATCCTTGCACTGATTTTGTTGAGTCGGGTTTTGAATTGGGTGTGGTATATCTAATAACTCTAGACCCTTTTGTTAACTCAATATATCCATCATTAAAAACTTTTGAAACTTGGTTAATTGCGTTTCCGACATGTTCTAACTGATTGTTTGACTTACTACCCGCATCTACTAATTTCTGAGTAACATCCAATAACGAACCTTCAGTAAATTCATAGTTACTTGATTTTGTAGTTTCGTAAGTGCTACTTAATTGTGAAAACTCAAAATCAGAATTATCTTGGAATTTTTCATTTAGCGGTCCTTGGAAATCACCAGGTAAAACATAATTATCGTTTGATAACCATGTAAACCCTCCTGATATTCCAACGTTAGCATTATTTTTATTACTACCATTAACAAAACCACTACTAAAGAAATTTCTAGTGTTTAAACCAAATAACCTGTCACTAATTCTTTCGCCCTCATATTGTTTACCTATATTACCATAACCCAATACAGGTCCTATATTTAACTTGTTGTTTTTGCCTTTTGGTTGTTGGTCCCCTTGTACAATTTCTGTTATTTCATTCTTACGTGTCCCAACATAAAATTTACCTGGAGGTGCAGTTAAATCCGTACCCACTTTATAGTCAGGTCTAAAATTATTATATTTTAATTGGTCGTACAATAAATGTCTAGTCGATATCGTAGTGTGTTCTAAAAATAATTCGGAAGAATTATTATTATTTGGATTAACCATCTGAATTAATCCTGCGATTGCTCCTCCGATAGCCGAAAATACATTATCATAGGCCCCAAATCCATTTTTATCAGGATACGTAAAATAATCACCAGGTATATAAGAATAAGGAGAATATGTTCCGGCTAATTTAGCCGCAAAATTTATACCTTGACCTAAAAATAATTCAGGATTAGTTATTGAGTAATTTCTTTCTATGATAGGTATGTTACCCGTAAGTAATCCTATAGCGTTAAATGGGTCTAAATTTGGTTTTGTTGAAATTTCTCCTGTATCAGCATCAATATTAGTATTTAAAACATTTACTCTACCTAATGTTTGTTGTAAAAGCTCTAAAGCAACTCTATGTCTAAATTCTTTTTGTAATTGTTTAGCTCCGAGAGCCGCTAACTGAGAATCTTGTGAAAGGCTACCTTCAGATCCGTTAGGGTTATCACTTATTAAAATACTTGCCGGTGTATATGTTGATGGTACAAAAACGAATGTAGAATCTGAATTGGCGTAAGGTAATCCTGTTGTTTGATATTGTAAGTCTGTTATTGTTAATAGGTTATAATCTCCGTCACCGGTAACATATTTGTTTTTAATATACGCCTCAGTTTCTTTTAAACCACCAACATATTCTAATTCATTTTGGTCAGTGTCGGTAACATCGTAATTACCAGCATTAATTGTTAAGTTTTTAACTTTAGCGTAAGGGTCAATTTCTGTGGTACTTTGGTCACCTTCAGGTCCCCAAGGATTGGATAGAAATGTAGGTTTTCTTTCGTCAATTCCAATGTTTTCTAACTCACTACCAATAGTATCAGGAAATCCGTATTCCCCTTCGTTTGAATTTGTTTGTTGATTTACATTGATATTTACCTCACCCTTAATAGGGTTATCAGGTCCGTATTGGTTAGTCGCAATTAGAATTGGTCTGTCTGTTTTACCTTCGACTTCTAACTCACTTCCAATTGTATCGGGATATCCATAGTTACCCGAACCAATAATTAAATTTTTAAGTATATTATAAGGTTCAACAACAAAAACACTTTGACCATCTTCAGGTCTATATTCATTATTTGTGAATAATTTTGGTCTTAATTCAATACCTTTAAGTTCTAGTTCGTCACCAATAGTATCACCATAATTATATTCACCCTCATTGGACCCTAATGTTAAATCAGCATTAATATCATATCTTGTTTCTCCGTATTGGTTAGAGTTTTCGGGGGAATATTTGTTTTTAACTATCAAATATTCTTCTTGAATATTACCAACTTGTTCTAACTCACTATTAATGGTGTATGAAATACCGTATCCAAATATTTGTCTAAAACTTGAGGATAAAACTAAAAGGTCGTTTATTTCGTATTTAGTATCTCCAAAACCACCAATAGTCCCACTACTTGGTTTATACTTGTTTAATACTTTATGTTCTATTTCACTATTATTACCTATTTGAAATAAGTAACTATTAAGTGTATCCGAAATATTATATTCTCCACTACCAACTGTACGTATATTTAAATCGTCATTTATATAATAAACGCTATCCCCATAATCTTTTCTATTGTTTTGTGGTTTATAAACGTTTTTTACTATATGATATAATTCTGAATTATCACCAATTAGTTCTAAATCACTATTAATTGTATCGGGAAACCCATACTCTCCCTCATTAGTTTTGTAATTTCTATTAATATTGATTTTAACAATATCTCCGTACTCTTTTTTATTTTCAGGACCATATTGATTTATTGGGTACAATAGTCTTTCCTGTTGGTCCCCAATCACATCTACAGATGTAGAATCAACTATCGCGTAATCTAAAATTCTAAATTCACTAACAGCGGGTCTATCACCAGTACTAAAAGAACCATCTACTTTATACGGTGGTAGATTACGTACTAATAATTTTTTTCTAAAATTTTCTGACGAATTAAACGATAGTGGACTTTCCATTTAGTCTTTTTATGATAAATAGATTATTTTGTGTTTTTTATTTCAAAACACCTTGTTGTCTTTTATATGCATCTAATTTATATAGAACTGTGTCCATTATTTGTTTTTGTACTTTTGGGTCGTTAAATATTTTACTTACATCTGCGTTCCTATCTCCAGTTACCGAACCACCAACATTAATATTGATGTCTATTGCTCCTCCAACTTTTCCACCCCCCATCATATCTGTTAATGAACCTGTCATTTCATTTAATTTTTGTGATTTAGAAATATAGTCAGTAATGTTTGGGGCAACTAATATTTGGTCATCTATTGATGGTAGCAATTTATTTTTTCCGGATTTTATAAATTTTGGGGTTCCTTTATCCATAAACCCGTCTTCAAGACCTGTATCGTTATCGGGGTCTAAATTATCATCACTACCATTATCAACAACATCAGATTCTAATGATATATTCTCGAATGCATTTTTGAGTAAATTGTCAGAAACCTTAACACCTTCAGCAAAATTTTTAGCACCTGTACTTGTAGCGGTATTGGCACCAGTTACCAATGGTCCTGTCACTGTTGCGCTACTATTAGCAATTGTCGTCATAGCCTGACCAACATCTTCGTTAGATTTTTTTATACTAGCTAAAAGTTCTTTTTGTTGGTCTTGGGACATTGATTTCAATACGGCTTCTTTAATAATGTTAACATCTATCGCCTGTTTTTCACTAATAGTTTGTTGTGCAATGGCCAAATCTTTTTCAGTCATAGCCGCTTTGTCTTGGTAATCTTTCAATGCTTTTTGTGCATCGGCACTTTGTAATTGGGCTTTTAAACCGTCGGCGGTGTCTGCTTCTAATTTTTTAAATCCTGGTATATCTATTGATACTTTCCCACCTTCACCAATTTCCGCTAAACCGGCAACTAAATTTTGAGTATCCTCATCTAAACCTTTTAAATCAAACTTATCTCTTAAATAATCTAACTTTGCAGCTTCTCTACCTGTGTTAACTAAATCTTCTAAATTTGCACCTGTAAGTTTTGCCTGTTGTCTAAGTCTGTACATATCTTCAGTAGATACATCAAAATTACCTGTTTCCTTATTAAAAGACATTGCTGCCTTTGTAGAGTTAACTAATTCTTTTTGTAACCCCTCAACATCGTTTTGAGCCATATACATTAATTGGAATGGGTCGGCAAGTTTACCAACGGCACCACCTAACATTTGAAAATCGGCAGCTAATTGAATTGCACCTTCAGGATCTAATGCTGTGTTTTGAACTTCTTGAGCACCTATCGCCTGTACAGTCGTCCTTAATAACATTGCCTGTTTTACCATTTTAGATAACCCGTCAACACCACTTTTAAAACCAAAACCACTAACTTTTTTTAAATCAGTTTGAATACTTTTTACAAATGATGCAGCATTCAATCCTGCGGCTCTTGCCGATTTTGAAAGGGTCTCTATTTTTTTGGTTGCTTCTAATTGCGTTCCTCCAAATCTTACAAGGTCTGTAACCATTCCCCCAATATCTTTAGCAGCCATACCTGTACTTTTGGACAATACAAGCATATTTGTAATCACTTCTTCAGATGGGTTAACCATTCTTCCCATTCCAGCGGCTATACCTTCAACACTTTCTAAAGTATCTTTAAAACTTACACCAATATCTAAATTTGCATGGTATGATGATATTAATTTTTGTCTAAATTGCTCGGCGCCCATAACAACACCTCCCATAGACCTTTGGAGAGCAAGTGCTGACCCCTCCATTTCAGTCATGGATTTATTAACGTTTTGGACGACAGTCTTAGCGTTAGTTATACTGGCAACAAAATTTTGATAAGCTTGTTTTAAACTTTCAAGTTGTTCAAGTGGAGCGTCCGCGTTATATGCGGAAGTACTACCAATAGGTGTTTCTGCCGCGTCATTAGATGTCACATTTCCATCACCTTCAAAAAAAAGCCACATAATATTTTTATTTTATAAATAGAATTTAGTTATGTTTTATTAAGTGATTCTATAAATTTATCTATAAAATATCTTCTTTCATATGTTGGTATTTTTAAAATGTCTGAATATGAAAATCCGCAGTGTTTGACTAAATAATATATTTCATCAAGTAATACTTTTTTATAATGAAAAGAAAGGCCGAAAAAACTCCACCCCAAAAATAACCTCAAAGGTCACTTTTTCTCCTGACGGGGCGGTTACTGTTCTTGTTAAATCTAATTTTGGTTCACACTCTGAAATAAATTTTCTTAAGTCTTTGGCATCTGAAATTGGCATTTGATTAATAAAATTGGTAATTTTCATTCTGTCTCTATCAGAATCCAACTCAATTATATGTTTTTCTAATTTTTTGGTGATTGTCGGTGCAATCATATTTTCAGGATATTGGTCTTTTAATTTGTCAATTTCATTTATTTCAGAAATACTTAATAACTTAAACTTTATATTTTTATTTGATTTTTTAAGTGTATATGAAAAAAGACCATCACTATCTGGATTATGTTTTAATGGTAGGAAATTTAATTCATCCAAATTTATTTCCACCTCAAAATATTTATTTGTTGCGGGGTCTATTAATTTATATGAATAACCAGAACCAAATGCGGTGTTTCTTAAAAATATTAAAACAGCTTGAGCATCAGTGTCCAATAACTGACCAACATCAAAACCTGGTTCATAAATTTTAGTTTTTAGAAGTGCCGAAATAATTCCTTCTTTTGGTGTGTTTTGAGACATTAAAAGATTTTCATCTGCCGCGGTTAAATATCCTACTTTTAATGATTCTTTTTTAGGTCTATAAAAAATCCCTCTTGAAGGTAATGCGACTACGTCGTGTGGTAAATTAAATTCCATTTGTCCGTATTGTAAAGATTGGTCCATAATAATTTTTTCTTAAAAAATAAACGATTAATAATTTTAGTAAATAAAAAATCCCACCTGAAATAGATGGGATTATGAAATATTCTAATTTTATTTTAGTATACTAAGATACATCTATCAGGTCTAAGAGTTGCTTTAACAGTTATTAAACCATCTTCACTATAACTTAATGAATCAAAGTCCACGTTAGTTAAGAAAACACCCTGTAAAATCCATTTTTCAACCGCAACTCCTGTTGGGTCTAACATTTCTAAATCAATATCTTTTTTGTACCCTGCAGCATATCCCATACGTCCCGTAACAGACTCGGCGTGTAAACGTACCCACTCCATTAACGCTTGTGCAGCTGAAGGACCAATAGGGTCTCTAAATGTAACATCAAGTGAACCCCAATTAAAACGACCAGCAACATATGTTGAAGTATTTAAGAAAGGTATCTCAACATCTTTAATTTCGATTTTTGGTCTTGAAGTGGATTCAACATACCAAGAATTAATCCCCAAAGAAGAAGGGAAAGTAACGATGAATCTATTTTTTCTTTTAGGTTCATACTGAAAGGGCATTTTCATTAATAAATCAGCCATATTGTGTGTATTTAAATTTCTTTTATTTTTCTAATAAATATATCGTATTTAATTTTTTTCTATTTACTTCTAAATTTCTTTCAAATATTCTATTACTAGACCAGAACATAATAATTATTAAAATTCTTTTTTATTTCCTCCTTTTGTTAAATAAGTTCTTACTGGATTTTTTTCATATTCTTTTTCTAAAAACCCTTTCATCATTTCTATATTTCTTGGGTCATCGTCAGAAAACCCTATAATTGGTTCAATTTCATTATTTGAAACATCGTTCTTAAAGAAAGCTTTCTGACCTATCTCCGAAGCCATCTCTTTACAATAATTAATAAAAGACCTCATTGCTTTAATTTTACCTTCTTCAGGATTCGCAGCATCTCCTTCACCAAAAGTAACGGGTTCAAACCTACACAAATCTAAATAGTCGTTTAAGTCTTGTTTGGTTAATGATTTAATCTTTTTGTTATCATCGTTAATATTATCATATAGGTTACGATATTTTCTAAGGTTTTCTGCCAATACATTACTATTAATACCCATATGGTTACTCATAATAAGATTAAAAACCGCTTCTCTTAACGCTTTAGGATTATGACCCCTTGCAGTTATAATAGCAAAAATTGAACCCCCATTAACACATTCAACAAAGTCATTCCAAGATGGTCCTGGTTTGGCTAACATTGTATCTATAACAAATCTTTTATCCCCTTCTGTTCTAAAATTTCTAAATGGATTATTTGCATACCCTATAACAACAGTCCCCTTATAGTTAAATGGAGATTTACCTATTTCATGTCTATGGTCTGCAAAATCTTCAGTAGACATGTGTACCTCTTCATCATTTTCTGATAATAATATTATTGTGGTCGGCATAAACATAATGTTATCGTCCCAATCAAAAGCATAATATTTGGTGTCGGGTCTTCCTTCTTCAGTAAACCCTTCATTCAGTTTTCTATTTTTTAGATAATTTAAAACGTGTCTTTTAACATTCATTACTTTTGAAGTTTTTCCAATAATTTTTCTAACTGAGACTCAGTAATGATTATGTTTTGTTTTTTATCAGAAAACGTTTTTTTACCTTTTTGGGAGTACCCTAAAGATTCTTTTATTAATTTTTTCTCTATTTTCATGTCTTTATTTTTTCTATAAATATATAATGGGGGATATTTCTACCCCCCACTCTATTTTTTATTGTTTTATTAAACGTTATCGAAAGACGCCCCCGTTGGTGTAATCACAAACTCGATGTCGATATATTCTAACGCTCTTGTAGGTTTCAAGAAGATTTTACCTGTTAATGTGTTTGAATCTAAATCTTCAGGTGTGTTTGAAACTGTCACACGGAAGTCAATTAAACCTCTATCTCTTCTAATTGAATCCAAGATCGGGTTAACTGAATCCAAGAAGTCTTGTCTTACTTTGTTATCGTTTTGTTCGAACAACAATCTAATTGCCACTGCTGAAATTAATTTACGTGCTTGTAATAACAATCTTCTTACGTTTATTCTGTCAAGTGCAGATTCTCTAATTTGCATTGTTTTGTTACCCCAAATTACTGTACCTACATCGGAGAATGTTGCGATTGGGTTAACTCTACCTTTATATAAAGTATCTCTATCATCTTGTGTTAACTTACGTCTTGCTCTAATTGCGTTTACAAGACCTCTTGTGTAACCTGCCGATGCGAACCAAGGGAATGCAATGTTATCCGTCAATGCTAAATTCTTAACAACTTCAGAAGTTGGTGGGATATAGATTTGAGTATTATTAACAGTGTCTCTTGTTAAAATCCACGGGTAGTAAGTTGCCGTATAGTTAGAGTCAATTCCTGTATTTTCTAAATTATCAACAACTTCTTGAGGGTAAATTAACCCCTCTTCGATATCTTGGTATGTCGGTAAGAACAGATTAAAGTCAGGGGTCGTGGTAATGTAAATAGAATCAGCTCTATCAGTCTCAATCATGTCAATCGCATCTTCAACCAAATTAGAATTGTTTACATAATCAATACCCGGAGTTGCAAATACATTAATGTTTGTTGCTTCAGGATTTGCGAAAGTTGACTGTCCCCATTTGTATGCGTAAAAGTCAGTATTTGCCCAACTTTCTTGATTAGGTCCTGAAATTGCTTTAAATGCTCCCCAACCTGTTGCCGTAGGATATGTTACTGAAGTAGCCGCTCCGTTTTTGAAACCTGTTTGACCTAAAGCGTATGTGTCAGTATTTGTTCTTGATTCTCTATAAATGTCCCAACCATCAAAACCACCATACGCTAATATAGTAAATTTACGAGTGTTTAATCTATAGTATGCGTTAGAAGCATCTGTAGGTTCAGAATTAAATGAACTAACCCCTACTTCAAATGCTGATTGTCCTGATGTAGAGTAACCATTAGCTATTGTTACAACCGTAGCCCCACTATCCATGTGGAAACCTTTAGTTAAGTATCCCCAAGCGATACCTGTAGTATCTGTCGCCAAACTTGCCGGTATTTGTTTTCCTTTATATTGGTAAAAATCATAATCGATACCCGTTATATTTGATATACCTAAGTATGCCTTTCTTGGATTTTCTCCACTTGAAATTACAGGATTATCGCCACCAGAACTTGAACCAAAAGGAGGGTTGTAAATTGTTTCTCCCGCCGTGTAGTATTTAGTTTTATAGTTTACAAAAGGTGGAGTTGCGTTAGCATATTCTCTTGAAATATATCCCTCAAAACCACAAGGTAATGCATCTATTGGTGCTTCATCGCTCATTTCCAACATTACGTATTTAGATTTAACCTGATACTCACCATTAGATGTACCAATCTTGTTAGCTACGTAATTGTTATTTGATGGATCCATAGAACAATTAGTAAAACTTTCAATAACTTTAACATTTTGGTCGTTATCAAAGAAATCACGAATAAATACATCAAATGTACCATTAGTAAATGATATATTACCTATTGACATTTTAACCTGTGTGTTTGCTGCGTTACCGTCAGATATTAAAACAAATTTAAATAATTTGTAAACTTTATTACCTCTAAGTTCAGAAACCAAGTATGGTGTTTCAGGTGTTTGATATTGTTCTAAATAAAATCCTAAAGAGTCTGAATAATCAGGACTCGACACATCAGTAACACCAGGTAGAGATATTAAGTCACAATATAGACCTCTAATTTGACCTGCTCTGTAACCTGTTAAAAGTAAACTTGAATAAGTCTCCTCAACAAAAAGAGGAAACCTGAATACGTATTTGTACATATCATGGCAACATCTGTTGTACCAGTAACTTCAAATTTTGGACCATGTTGTGTTGAGCTATAAGTAGTAATCCCTCTTGATCTTAAAGTTGCAACAACCATGTCATCGTATTCGGTATATGGGGTACCTGAATAGTTTGTGATGTAAAATTTGGCAGAACCTGAATAGTTACCACCAGTTCCCGATAGTGAACCAAGAGAACAACCAAAACCTTGTCCGTAATATGTATTTACCGTATTATTTTGGTAATTAAATAACCCATAGAACCAAGCATCGTTAGTGGTTGAATTTAATGTACCACCACTTGCTGATGTAACACCAAAGTTTTCAGTATATGCCGTTACTGTATTAATAGACCCACCTGTCACAAGGTTAAATGTTCCACCACTGACAATACCCCAAAACATAGAAGTTGTACCTGTTGATGATGTTCCGGCCAAATTAACTTGATTAGAAAGGTAAGTTTTTAAATCGGATTCAACTGAAGATGTACCACCATTGTATTCTGTATATGTGTTATAAAAATTACCGTCAACGTTTAAAGAAGATGGTACTGTTGTTAATGTAATATTAGCTGAAGTACCTGTTGTTCCCGTAAATAATACATTTACCGGTCCAGTATTACCGGTTGCAACAATAGATGATGAGTCAACATTTCCTATAGTGACAATCGACCAAGACGGTCCTGCATCGTATCCTGATAATCCAAGAACTCTAGTAACAAAAAGTTGATTTGATTGTTGTAAATATGCTTTAGTGATATAAGCTAATTCGTATTTAGGTATTTGTGTGTTTACAAATTTTTCTGGACTTGTTCCTCCAAAATAAACTTGGAATTCGTCAAAATTTGTAATAAAAATTGGTTCGAAAGCAGGTCCTTGTAAGGTTTCTCCCGCAACTCCCAATGTTGTTACACCCACACTTTGTGCAACAAATGTTAAGTCTCTTTCAGATGTGTAAACTCCAGGAGAAACGAAAACTTTGTTAGATGATGCCATGTTTTAAAAAGTATTTAAATTTTTATTTTATTATATAAATACCTCGTCAAAACACAAAAAACTTTACCCTTATATAATATTTATCAAATGGTAAGAAAAAAATCTACCTTTTTTCTACCTATAACTTTTTACAAAATGAAAAAGATAAAAAACTTAAAAATATCAGAAGAAACTCATAATTTATTAAAAAAATACTGCGAAGAAAATGGACTTAAAATGTATAAATTTTTAGAAAATTTAATTAAAAAAAATTGTGAAGTAAAAAAAGATTTATATGGGGAGTAGTTAAACTAAATATGCGGTTGTATATATGGTTGCCGATTTAGTTGGGTCTATCTTTGTTACAGTAATTAAAAACGTATCTCCATCAGTAATTTGTATAGTTGTTAAATCGTCACCGACATAATTACCATTTATAAAAACAGAATAAGACGATACATTATCTATTTCCCCAACTTTTAAATCTGCAGTATATCTAAAAACTTCAGTTAGTTGTGTTACCCCAACAACAAAAGTTAAATTTAAATCAAAATAATTTGGTCTTGGGGGTTGTGGTTTTACGTTTCTACCTCTTACTTTTGTATCCACTTCAAACATAGTGACCTGCCTTGATATTGCGGGTGATATTTGAAACTCTTCTTCATCTATAAGAAGTCCTTTCATAATAAAAGTATAGTTTGCAATGTAGTACTTTCTTTTTTCTAAATCTTTTGCCGACTCATCCCCAACACTTTCCATAATTATAGGTATATAGTGACCTTTAATTTGAGTGTATGCCTGTTTTGATGTGAAAGTTTGCATAACAATTTTATTAAAATCATTAAGCTCTCTCATCCTATTACAAAATAACTTAACATTAAATGTAATATCAACAGGGACTGGTTGAGGGATTTTATAAACTGTAGCGCCTTTTCTTTGACCGTCCCAAGTTGGTACAGTATAATAAAAAAATTGCCTTCTATTTGGTATGTTTGCGGCACCTCCTTGAAATGTTCCGTATTTTACTTCCGGTAGTCTAACAGTGGCAATAAAAGGTAACGACACGTTATTATCTAAATCTTGAAAATTCCAAGACTCAACAAATTGTGACCAGTTTTGGTTCGTTATTATTTTATTAATTGTTGGTACTGTTTTTTCATCGACAACTAATTTTAATGTTTCTTTAACAAAATCTAACATACCTTTATCTAAATCCGCATGTAAAACTCCTTTGGGTAAATAGGTTCCTTGGTCAGTAATGTCGTCTAACATTTCCTGTCTTCGCTCCCTACCAACTTTTTCTGGAGTTAAAGGTAAATAATTTTTTATTTTTTTAGGTAATGCCATTTTTATATTCCTCTAAATTCATTTTCATTTACAGGTGCCCCAATAATAGAACGATAGAATGGTTTATAACCACCATAGGTGTGTTTATTATCCGAAATAACACGACCATCATTTACAACTGTATAATACCTAACTCTTGTTTCAGTCTCATAATAACCAATATAATCACCATATGAAATCTGTATACCTAACTCATCTAATTGTTTTTGGTAAACACCAATTTTAATATTACCTGGTTCTGTTTGTGAGATTTTAGATGCCCCGTAATCAACATTAGAAGGTTGCTCAACTTGTACATATCCTTTAAATTCAACAGGAGGTAAAAATTGTATACCATCTTCTAAAGTTTCACCATAAACATCATCATTTACAGTTCTTTGTCTATCAACTCTATATAATACCACGGTAAAATTCATATCTCCACCTAACCATTCGTCACCCATAGATATATCCAAATCAAAATCTTGTTCAGAAAAAAACTTATTTAAACGAGTAATTGGAACTTTATTCTCTGCCATAACTATAAATACTAATAAAACAAAAAACCCACTTTAAAGTGGGTTACAAAAATTTAATTTTAAATTAGTCATTAATATGTGCTTTATTTGCTTCATCATTTACAATTTTTTGAAGTTCATCACATGTTGTTGTAACACCTTCACTGTACCAAATAAATTTTTTATCTCCAACATAAGTTTTGTTCAGTAGCCAAATACTCTGTTTGTCTCCATCCATAAACGTTAAAAGTTGACAATTAATTTTACTGTTTTTACGCTCACATCTTAAACGTTGTGAACCATAATTTATTTCTCGATTTTTTAATTTTTCGTTAACAAATTCTCTTGCATAAACTACTTTATCGCCCGATTCTAAACTACCTTCGATAATTGACCAATTTTTATTTTCAACGCTTCTGATATTTGATTTATTATACCAATTAGTTTTAGTCATCAGACAGTTATATAAAAGTATATGACTTCTTTTTTTTTCATTGTTATTTTCATTTATAACATTTATAACAATTCTTGCTAAATCAGATTCTGTAAGTTTTATTATTTTTTTCATAAAATTTTTATTATAAATACTTTAAAATTTTAAAAAATTGATTTTTTGTTTTGTTTTATTATTATTCATATATTAATGGAAGATGCAATATCAAAAACGCCAGAGTCCAAGGCCCTTTTAATTTTAGATAATTATGAAGGGTCTAATAATTACATCCTTAATTTAAAACACAAAAAACAAAATAGTAAGTCTTTTGTTCCCACAAGACCCCAATCTGAATACATTATTAATTATCATAACGTACAACCAAAAGTTGCAAAAAAATGGGTTAAACTGGATTCATACTTTGGTAAAAAATTAATGGAGGATAAAATGTATACCAAGGAACCGACTGAAATATACGTTGAAAAGCTTTTGGTCGAAAAAGATAAATCGTATCACATTTGGGGTAAAATATTTTCAGGTGACACAACTTATGATTTTTGGATGCCAAAATCAGCACTCGTTAAAGATAACGAAGTGAAAAATGTTGTTATAGATTATAGTAAGTATAAACACAGAATGCCAATGACTCACCAAATTGAGGCAATTGAAAAGTTGGTTAGAAATAAAAAGTTTATTTTGGCCGATGATATGGGTCTTGGTAAAACCACATCAACAATTATCTCCGCTTTAGAAACAGGCGCAAAAAAGATTTTAATTATATGTCCCGCATCATTAAAAATTAATTGGCAACGTGAAATTGAAAATTATTCAGACAGAACCGTATATATTGCAGAAGGTAAAAAATTTTCAGATGAACATGATTTTGTAATTATCAACTACGACATCTTAAAAAATTTCCACGACATTAAGAAGAAAGACGACTCAACAATTCTAAAGACAAATTTTGATTTAGTTATTATGGATGAGGCTCATATGATTTCAAATCCACAAGCTCAAAGAACTAAAATCGTAAATGACATCATATCAAGAATAGAAAGAGTTTGGTTGTTATCAGGAACACCTATGACATCACGACCTATGAATTATTATAATTTATTGAACATTGTTGATAGTCCTGTGGCTATGAATTGGATGGCGTACGCTAAAAGGTATTGTAATGGTTTTCAGTTTAATGTTGGTAAAAGAAAAGTTTGGAATGTTCAAGGAGCAACTAATCTTGACGAATTAAGAGAAAGAACTCAAACACACATTTTACGTAGATTAAAAGAAGAGGTTTTAGATTTACCCGAAAAAATTATCACACCCGTTTATTTAAGGTTAAAATCTAAAGATTATGAAGAATTGATGGGTGAATACTATGATTGGTACGACCAAAATCCCGAAGAATCCAATTCATTAACAATTCAATTTGGTAAATTAATGAAGGTTAGAAAAGTGATTGCTCAGGAAAAAATTAATAACACGATTGAGTTGGCTGAAAATATTATTGAGCAAGGTAAAAAAGTAATCATATTCACAAACTTCACCGACACCCTCCAACAAATCTACCAACATTTTGGTAAGTCGGCAGTTTATTTAGATGGGAGTTGTTCAAAACCTCATCGTCAAAATGCTGTTGATGAATTTCAGACTAACGATAAGATTAAAGTATTTGTTGGTAACTTGAAAGCCGCGGGTGTTGGTTTGACTTTAACTGCTGCCGAAGCGGTAATAATGAATGACTTATCATTTGTACCCGCTGAACACGCACAAGCCGAAGACCGTTCACATAGAATTGGTCAGAAAAATTCCACATCAGTTTATTACCCTTTATTTGAAAATACAATTGAAGGTGCCATCTACGACATCTTAAACAGAAAGAAAAAAATCATATCAACCGTTATGGGTGATGATATGATGGATGACGCATCTGCAATAGAAGAAATGTTAAAAATGATTTCTAACGGACGTTGATATTTATATATCATGGAAGTTAAGATTAAATATATTGGGTGTACTCCGACAAAAGGTGGGGAATCTTTAATTAAAGAATTCATAAACTTTTTAAAAAAGGAACATCCGTTAGAAAACGACGTTACCATTAGTTTTCAAAAAAATAGAACCGGTAAAATGACCACTGGTTCAAGAACAAGTGGTAGTTTATTAAAAATTTTAGTTAAAGACCGGATTAATCGAGATATTTTAAAAACATTATCACATGAGTGGATTCATGAATATCAAAGAACCGTACTAAAAAGAAAAAAAGGTAAGGACATTGGCGGTAAAAATGAAGATGAAGCTAACGCTAAAGCCGGTGCAGATATTAAAAAATTTGAAAAGGATAATAAATCTATTGAAAAAAAATTATATTCCCCATTTAAAGAAAAAATTGAAGAAATAGAAAATAAATTAAAAATAGAATCAGTATCAAAACAAAACATTATAACCGAAATAAAAAAAATAAGTATAGAAAAATTACCTTATAATTATGACTCTGTGGGTGTTTTTATTGATAGTGAAACTATGAAAACTCACTACACTAAACATTACAAAACTTATGTTGAAAAATTAAATGTTGAGTTAGAAAAAATTAAAGGTCCTGATTTAGAATTGGAAGAAATCATTAAAAAAGTTTCTAAATTTAATAAAATTGTTAAAAACAATGGTGGTGGTGCCTTTAATCACGCTTTGTTTTGGAAAATGCTATCCCCAAAAAAACAACAAATAAAAGACCCTATATTATCTAAAATAGAAAAAGATTTTGGTTCTTTTGAAAAATTTAAAGAAAAATTTGAGGAAGAGGGTAAAACAAAATTTGGTTCTGGATGGGTTTGGTTAATATTAACAAAAAATAATAAGTTAAAAATCACAACAACATCAAATCAAGATAATCCATTAATGAATACAGAAAAAGAAAATGGATATCCACTATTAGGTTTAGACCTATGGGAACACGCATATTATTTAAAGTATAAAAACAAAAGAGACGAGTATATTAAAAATTTTTGGAAAGTGGTTAATTGGGAATTTGTTAATGATTCTTTTAATTCACTATTAGAAAAAAAGTAAAATTGTAAGTCTTTTTATTTTAATGATATTTATATAGAAAATATATTATGTCTATTGTAATCATTAACGAACCAGAAAGAAGTAAACTTTATAAAAGAATACGTAATCTTTTAGGTGCACCGTTACGTGGAGTTGAGTTGGATGATGAAATGATGGATTCTTTATTGGAACTTTCTATAGAGGATTATGAACAACATGTTCAAGATTGGTTAATCGAATCTCAATGGACCTCGGTTTACGGTTTAAATCTTGATGAACAATCTATAACAAGAGCACTATCAACACGTAGTATGGATTGGGAGACCCAATACACTTATGCATATTCTAAAATTGTAGGTTTACAGGCGGGTGGTGATTGGGTTTTAAAAAAGGATTATATTGACTTAGTACCTAATCAACAAATATATGAAATACCTGCGGGTAGAGAACTAAACGAACTATTATGGTTTGCAAGACCTGAATTAGATGCCGCATACTTTGACCCATTTATGGGTGGATTCGGAGGATTTGGAGGTATTGGTTTAGGTGGTGGAGCAGGATTTTCACAAATGGGTACAACAGGTAACTATTTTATTACACCCGCATTTGACATTCTATTAAGAATGTCCGATATCCAAATGAAAAGAAGAATCATTACCGGTGATTTAACTTATAGAGTTACGGCACTACCTGAAGGTAAAAAGGCAATACATTTAATGAATGTACCTGGAGGTAAGTTTGACTTTGGTAATATGAGAAGGAATGATTATCGAGTTTGGTATTGGTATTATGACACTTTTGATAGAGAAGATTGTTTATCTAAAAATCCAGATGTTGTTAGACTACCTTCAGATATACCATTAGATAAATTAAGATGGGATAGGCTTAATTCGCCAGCACAAACTTGGGTCCGTAGATGGTTTACCGCATATTGTAAAGAAACATTAGGTAGAGTTAGAGGTAAATTTAGTGGTAATTTAAAAACTCCTGATTCTGAACTTACTTTAGAATATCAGTCTTTACAAACAGAGGCTAAAGATGAAAAAACCATGTTATGGGAAGAATTAAAGACTCGTTTAGAAAGATTAAGACCTGAAAAAATGATGGAGCAAAAAGCACTCCAAGCTGAAAATTTAAATAAATTATTAAAATTCAGAGCGTTTACAAGCCCATATACCGTAATATAATTTTATGCCAATATTTAGGTCAATACCATCTAAGAGAATAATACACGGATTTGAAGTAATTACTTCAGATAATGCCGTGGTAACTGAACCAAAATACACCACAAATGGGGAATCAACAATAGTGGTAAAAGATGTTGATGTTTGTCAGTTAATTTTAAATTCAAACACTACAGACCATGTTGTTATAAAGGCATTAACTAGAGTTAATGTTAAAGGTGACAGTCTTGTTGATGAAGAATTTGATGAAATAGAATTAGATAAAGGCGCTTGTGTTGAGTTTAAAAAAATTGGTGACTTTTGGTATATTTTATCGTCAGACGGATTAAAAAACTCTTAGTCAAAACTAAGAGCCATCAAATCCCCATCAACGTCAAATTCATATAATTCTTCAGAATCTACTTTAATATTTTTAGATATTTCCTCTAACATTAAAGACCTGTTACTTTCAACATAATCTTTATTAACTAATTCCAAAGTGTCGTCTATATACATATAATATGGGTCAATACCTACACTTTGCCAAAATGATATTTCAGTATCAGATAATGTTAAAACCTCATCTAACGTATCTTGATGTGCGTCTTTCATTGGGTAACCTCTCACTAATTCTGTCTGTGATTTAGTGAAGATTGGTTGATTTTTAGGGTCCTCAATTAATATATCATGTCTAATTTCAGGACTATAAACAACTAATAACGGCTCAATTCTTTTGTTAAATGCTGCCAAGTATCTCGGTACATTATACTCACCTAATAAATCAGGATTCATCTCAATTTCTTTTTCATCAATTAAGTAACAATTTAAAACTAACGAATCTTTTTTCTTTTGTACGTCACCGTGAGATTTTTTTTCACCATTGTTTACATAATATATTGTATCACCAAGACCTGGATTTTTATTTGCCTGTAATAAAAGTTCCATGTGAGCCTGTCTTGACATCATACTACCTGACTTTGTTGTCTTTGTGATGTGAACTTTATAATCATCTAATGATTGTTTAACTCGAGCCTTATTTGCTATTTTAGAAAGTGGTATTTCTTTATTATAAATTTTATTCACATATTCATAATAGAAATCTAAAAATTCAGAACCCTTACCATCTAATAACATTCTTAATCCCTTATCTAAAAATTCTGCCACATATGTCTGTAGTTTTTTAGATTTAATTGTGTTACCCGTAAGTTTTACTTTACCTTTATCCGTAAGTAGTGCGTAATTTTTACGAGCCACATTAATTGTTGCTGGCCATACCCCATCTATATCAAGACCCATTTCATTTCTCATAAATAAGTCATTGTATTCTGCAACGTCAGCCTCCGCACCAACATATTCTTTACCCTCTTTAACTAACCCATTCAATCCTTTACCTATGTATTTGTAATTAACTCTATCCTGTGGTGTTTCAAAGTTTACACCATCCGTATCCATTACTAATGGTACGTAACCTCGGTTCATAAAATACATAATCATTTGTCTTAGGTATTGTCTACCTGTACAAGTAATTTGTTCACCCATATCGATATCCCCCCATGGAAATACGTGTGGGGCCGATAATGAACCGAAGAATGCGTTGATAAATATTTTAATTGGTAACTGCTTTCTGTCGTATGAAATTGCGAGTTTAGGGTCAGAACTTTTAAATTCTCCCGCCAAGTTCTTATATTTGATACGAGTATCTCTAAAATACTTTAACATACTCTTCATCGCACCTGTAACATCACAAGCGGGGAATACGTCATGTACCAACTGAATTGATGGATATAGGGAAGAGTAGTCAAGTTTTAATACGTTTCTTGAGTATCCTACCTGAACCAAACGAGATAAACCACCAGTAAACTTTCTTTTTTCTAACTTTTTAGGAATTGCTAATTTGTGTTTGTAAGACCACGCACACATAATCATTTTCCATAAAGTAGCAGTACCCATCGTAGAAAGTCTCTCGTATGTTGTTGGTACAAGTTTGGACAATAGGAAGTTTGCTTGATTGAACTGCTCATCAACTACCATTGTCTCATAAAGGTCATCATCCAAGTATCGTTCAATAATGTTTGAACCTTTCACTTCTAAAAACTTACCAGGGAATCTTTCCATTAGGTTTTCAGTACCCGGCATACCTACTTTTTTAAAACCACCACTTTCAGGATTTAAATAGTAATCTTCATTGTCAAAATATATTTTACCAATCTTATCCCCTTCTACGTAGACACGACTTGCCTTTTCTGCCTCAATAAACTTGGTGATGTATTTCAAAGACCAACTCTTAATATCAGAGTTAATTGCTTGTGCCCTACGGACTGCGTGAGCAATATCCACAATATTATATCCCCACATCTGTGTTTGAACATATGGTTCCATCTCATTAGCCAACTTTAGTATACCATCTTTCTGTTTTAACGAATAGTCAGGGTGTAGGGTCTTTGATATTTTTTTAATGTTTAATTTTAATATCTCTGCTCTTTTTAAAATATATGGAAAGTCGAAGAATGCTGAGTTGTATCCACCAACTAAAGATGGTTTTAATTCATCAATTATTTTGAAGAATTCAACAATCATTTGTTTTTCTTCTTCTTCGTTTTGTGCCGATAGTATTTTTAAAAACCCACGATTATCTTTCATTCCTATCAAGAACATTTTACTCGTTTTAGGATCTAAACCTGTGGTCTCAATATCGAATACAAATCTATGTATATCATCATATTCATCAAATCCTTTAAATAGTCTTTTACTTTTTTGAATTAAGTATTGTTCGACGGGGGATAAAATTGTGATGGAGTCTGAATTATCTCTACCCCAAGGGTCAAGACCGCCACCTTTAAAAAAGTTTACAAGATTTGAATATGTCTTTGTTGTTTTAACCAAATAAGTTAAACCTTGCTTTAATCGTTCATCACCATGGTCTTCTAATTTTTCGATAATGATACCATTTTCACTCATTGCACGTTTTTGTGCGTGTTTATCGTTCTTGTAAAAGTTTTTACCTTTCAAGTCACCAACCCAAGCAAATGGGATGAAGGTATCAGGACGTAACATTTTTCCCTTAACAGGGTCCTGAATTACTTTATATATCTTTGAGGATTTGTAATCGTATTCGAGTGATACGATATATTTTTCTTCGTCTTCGCCTAATAAAAAGCGTTCGATTTCTTCTTGTGGAACCATAATTTTTATATTTAAGTTTGGTGTATTAGCTGTCACATAAGTGTGACATTTACCTTTGTCTTAAATATAAGTGTAAAATTCACCCTTGTCAAATAATATTAATGTAAAGATCCTCTCTAATTGGCGCAATTAATTCTCCGTCTTCTAATATTATTGAAAACTGACCCTTATATCTTCCTTTTTTGTTTGTGTCTTTTTGTGTCCATTTATAATAAATGTAATACTCCCAAGGAGAGTCCAAACTCCTTTTATATTTTTCAGTAAGATATGCGTCATTCATAAATATTTTTTGAATTCCAGTATCTTCGCTAATCATAGAAAATCTAATAGTTGCGTTATCTAATATCCCATAAAATTCATCATCAGCATCTGTTCTGCCATCAAGTACAAAATCCATTTTTAATATGGGTAATGTTGAGTTTTGTTGTATAAAAAATTCCATAATTAAATGTGTTTATATTTGTAGGATAATTACCCCATAATTTGGACCAGTTCCCCAAGAATATGTATAAGTTCCTGATATTAACCCTAATGAGTTTAAAGTTGTATTATTAAAAGTACTGTATGTTGTAATAGGTGCTCCTGATACGTAACTAGAGTCAATAATAAGTGATTCTGACCCAATATACGGATTATATACCACCCCTACACCACTTCCACTACCAGAACTGGCGTTAAGTAAAAAACTTGAACCAAAAGAAGGTGCCATGGTAAATGTGGTTCCCGTATAATAATTACCACCCCAAGACGGGGTTGGTCCAGGTGAGAATCTTGATTGTAATGGCCACATATATGTGTTTGGGAAATCAATAAACGGTCTTGGTGTCAAATCGGTTAAATTAATTGTACCTGTACCTGACATAACTACGTTTGGCCCATCTTGTACAATAACCATATTAAATATTGATGATGGTGTTGGTGTTGCTGTTGGTGTTGGTGTTACGGTTGGCGTAGGAGTTGGTGTTGGTGTAGGTGTTGGAGTTGGAGTCGGTGTTGCGGTTGGTGTAGGTGTTGGTGTAGGTGTAGGTGTTGGTGTTGGACCTACCGGTAAACATCTTGACACACAAGTGACGATACCGTTTGTAATTTCATAAGTTGTGTATGTACCTGAATTATTAAATGCATAGTAACCATTTAAACTACTCATTACCGTACATCCAGTACTAGCACTATAGAATGTAGTACCAATAACAGGAACCGATACATCTGCCCGTACATTTATACCTGTCACCGTAGAACATGACCCATTATTTAAACAAGCTTCTGCACTACAAGCTCCCGATAAACTACCGGTAAAATTACCAATACCACTAACAGAACTATATAAAACTAAAGAATTTGTATGTGTCGATGCTGAAGTACATCCCGAATTAGGGGTCAAACAATTTGGACACCAGTAATTAAATAAATTAAATTTATCTTTTAATATTCTAAAATCGTGTTGTACTTGAGGACTACTAAACGCCTCCGTATACATTCTAAATTGTGATATCCCACCCATGAACGTACCGCCAAAGTTTTGTTCTAGCAGGATGTTAGTTGACAATCCTGATAATGTTGTTGCCGATAAAATATTATTAGGGAATAATTCTGGATCTTGTTTGTATGGTCCGTTAGTTAATGTGGTCGAAGAAAAAATTAAATGGTCGTGTAATCCTTGAGTACCTCCACCCCAAGAAATATTAAATGGGACCCCAATTTGTTTTTCTTTTTCGGTGTTTAATTCTCTCGGAATAATTTCTTCAAAGTTTTCAATAACCATAAAGTAATACCCATTAATATATAACTTTAATCTGCCCATTCTATACCAAGCATCATCAAACCATTTATGGTCAAATCTAATTTTGTAAACTTTATCTTCTTTTGTTGTTCCTGAGTGTGTTTCAGGTGGCATTATCAAATTATATGATGTATTATTCAAAATTGACTGATATGTGACTTGCCTTATATCATTTAAACCCCCAAGATTATATAAATCACATTCCTCTATAGTTGTATATCTTTCATATACCGCAGTAACCATAACCCACCTATCCTGAGTTATTGCACTACAAACATAATTACACACATCATATATTGGTGGACTACATGCTTCTGTTACGGTATATCCCGTCTGCCAAGTTAATCCTGTTGTTTGACAACTTCCAGTGGTGACGCAATCACCTGTAATCTTTATGACCTTAACGCAAAGTCTTGGATTTGCAGGACAACCACTAAATCTTATAGACATGGCATTAGAGAGAACATCAAACTTAGGGTCTAATGGTGGTACTGGTATTAGTTCAGTACATGCGCCACACCCACACCCAATTTGATGTACCGCGGTTGTTGCACTTTGTGGGTATAGAGTAACGCAATTTGCATTTGTTACTCCAGTGTCTGAACATTTACAACTTTGTAAACTAGTAAGTCCTGTAGTAGATCTGGTATAACTACTATAAGATTCAGGACTACCTGTGGCAAAATGGTAATATTTGTTTTCAGCCCTTGTTCCAAAATAAAAGAAAGTACCTGAATTATTTGGGTATATATCATTAAGGTATTCTTCAGTGTCCTCATATATACAATACTCATCAATAATTCTTGGTTTAATGACAGTTTCCATGGTCCAACCCTTATTCATTCTTTCAGGGTACACCTCATAGTCATAACCAAACAATTTATAAAATCCTTGATAAAATCCCCCATAAAGTTCTTGGTAATAACCCACAGTACTTCCTGTTTTTGAAATAATATTATATATTGTATTTTTTGGTCTTCCTGAAAATACTTGATTTGGTGGTAATGTATATCCAGTAACGGTATGCATTTTCATTCTTCTATCGTAGTAATGTGGATGAAATTTATAATCATTTCTAATACCCATAGAATAATATAATGTTTCTCCTGACATTTTTGTAAATAACCCATTATCTGTTGCAACTAAACCAACATCACATGCACCTGTAAATGCTGAATAACAATTTAAATCTAAGTTATTTGGATTATAATAATTTTTAGAAACTAAAGTTGCCCCTGAATAAAAATTATCAAAAGTCATTGTTAATTGTGGTGATGACCCGGTATAGTTTAAATCCATATTTATTGGTAGTCTATTACCGTCGTTAGCCGCGATAATGTCCGCAGAAAATACAACTTCTTCATCATAGTCCCTTTCATCCGCAGCCAAAGTCAAATCAAAATATTGTCTTGAATTCAATAATGATTTATATTTTGGATAATAATATGTATTTAAATTCTGAGTCGGCATTCTTTTTTTAGATAAATACTTTATATGGAGTATTTATAGGTAAAAGCCCACATGAAAACGTATAAATATTCAACAAAGGAAAGAGCGGAAAGAGTTTCTAAAACTTTGGGCTGTGCTGGTTATCACTATCATAATGAAGATGGAGAAAGAAAATACATGCCCTGTAAGACTCACGACATATTTTTGTCTAAAACTAAAAATAGTAAGAAACCTAAAGAATCTGAAGTTAATGAACTTGTTGATGACGATGGTACATGGCTTTCATCAAATACGCCGATATTAGACCCTGCAAGTACGGGTATAGGTACAAAAACAATGGACCAAATTATACCTTCAGCAAGAAATCCAAGAGACCCATTGTTAAGAGGTTGGTATGGTTACTACGGCGAAGGTCACGTAAAAGAAGAAAACATGTCAAAAGCCTTTGGTTTTGAAGACACAAAAGATATGGACGCGAAAGAAAGTCTTAAATATTTCAAAGAAAAATTGGGCATGGATGATGAAAAGGCAGAACAAAGAGTTGACGATGAATTTGGTAAAAGTCCTGAAAGAGATAAAAAGTCTAAGTATAAACATAAAAAAGGGTTTGTAGGTAGACCAATTTTAAAAGAAAAAGAAATAGATGAAAGTGATATTGCTGAGGATGTTTTATTAGACAAAGAAAAATATAATGATGATAGTGTCGGTAAAAAAATATTAGATATTAACCCTTTATTAGTTAGAAATATAAAGTCCATTAAAAAAATGGCTAAAGATAACGGTATAAGTGTTAAAGAATTAATTACAATTTTAAAAAATGAACAGTAATCTTTATAATAGAATTGCAATTATACCCGATTCGTTAATAAAACACTTAAGTGATTGTTTTGCTTCGATTGGTGGTAATAATAACATAGAGGGATATAAAAGAAATCAAGATTTAAGAACTTCTAAAAAGGCAACATATCAACAAATTAAAAGAATTAAGAATTGGTTTGATGGTTACAATGGAAACAAAGAAGACGCTCCATTTATATTAAATGGGGGAGATAGAATGAAACAATGGTGTGATGAGGTTTTAAGAGTTTGGAGGGACAATGATTTAAGTGGTAAAAAAATTAAGTCTGATGCTGGTATGCAAAACCAATATTTAGATTCACATGAAAAAAATAGTTTTAACCTAAACGACAAACATGGGTCAACCGTAGACGATTTAAAGGTTAATGAAAACGTAGATAGAATAAATAAACTAATGAAAAAAATAATATAATGGCAATACAATCAGATAAATTAGATTTTTCGCAACCTGATAATGCACTATCACAAATTGCTGAAGAACAAAGAAAAAAACTTTTTCCTAGAAATGATTTTAAACCTTCTGACCCGTATTCTTCTGTTCATCCAGATGCTATTGCTAATGGTGATAAAATTGGTAGGGGTACAGGTGGAGATTTAGATGTCTATAACCAACAAGCAGGAACTTCAATAGATATTTCTGAACGAAAAGAAGATTTAAAAGTTAATAAATTTTCATCTAACAACCCATATTATACTGTATCATGAAATTAATTAATAGCTTAAGCAAATTAATTACTGAAGTTGCCGCTTTAGATGATGTTCAAAATAGCATCAAAAAAAGAAAGGTAATAACAATTAATTACGCAGGTGATGAATACGGTAGAGGTTATCGTGACGTAGAACCAGTGTGTTTAGGTATTAGTAAAAAAGGAAATATGGTATTAAGGGCTTGGGAAAGACAGGGAGTTTCCCACTCCAACAAAGTTAAGGGAAACCCAATTCCTGGATGGAGACTTTTTAGAGTTGATAAAATATTGACTTATCAACAACAGGGAGATACTTTTGATGATGTAAGACCGTTATATAACCCTAACGGAGATAAATCAATGGTTAGAGTATTTTTAAATGCAAAATTCGATAATCTTGAAATTTAATAATAGAAAAATATAAAATATTATGGGAGCAGCGGAAGATTTAATGCAAAGATTGGCAGTATCTAAAAAAATAATGGAAAAAACAGAAGGTATAAATAGGGGGTCTATGGATTCTAGACATATTAATAAACCAATAGTTGAGGATTTTCAACCAATATCGGGGAATTACAATATACCTCAAGAATTTTTACCAGAAAACTCAACACCTAAAGGGTCTTTTGACCCAACCAAACCTATAGAAGCAGATAGAATTAAAAATTCAAAATTACCTGAAGAAATTAAAAGATTAATGATTGAGCAACCTATAGTTCAACCATCTTCATCATCACCAACAATTTCAGATGATATTATTGAAGGGGCGCAAAGATTGATGAAAATGAATTCAAATACTTCTGACCAACAACCACAATCAGTTAAGGAGTTAACAACAAAACAACCATCATCTAATTTCAATATTAATGAAATGAAATCTATGATTCGTGATGTTGTTAGGATTTTTTGTTTAAATATGGTTATACTTAGTACAAAGATTTATTTATATGAGCAAAATTAAAGTATTAGTATTACCGTCCGATAAAACAGGTGTTGGTAAATTTAGGTCTATTGATCCTCACGTCATGTTACAAAACAATTATCCGAATGAGTTTCACGTGGATATAGATTACGAACCAAAAGTCAATGATTATAACTATTGGAAGCAATACGACATTGTACATTTTCATAGGACAATCGGGCACGATTATGACAATTCTGTAGATTTAATTAAAAGGTTAAACTCAATCGGTATTGTAACCATAATGGACTTGGACGATTATTGGTTACCGACCAAAGACCATCCTGTACACCAAATGGTAATACAGGTAAAATTACATGAAAAAATTATGAACAACCTTAAAGTTGCTGGTCATGTAACAACTACCACTTCAATTTTTGCTAATGAAATTTCTAAATTCAATAAAAACGTATACGTTTTACCAAACGCAATTAATCCAAAAGAAGGTCAGTTTAATGTAAAAACCGAACCATCAGACAAATTAAGATTCGGTTGGTTAGGTGGTTCTTCGCACTTACATGACTTAAAATTATTAGATGGTACGATTAATAAACTTTCGTCGTATAAAGATAAATTTAGTATGTATCTTTGTGGGTTTGATACGAGGGGGACTGTTACGGAAATAAATAAAGAAACAGGTGAACAAAAACAAAGAGATATTAAACCAGAAGAAACAGTTTGGGCTCGATATGAAGAAATTTTTACAGATAACTACAGAGTTGTGGACCCAAAACATAAAGAATTTTTAATGACATTTAAAGATGAGGAATACGTTTCAGATGTTTTACCATTCTATAATAGAATTTGGACTAAACCTGTAACAAGTTATGCTTCTAATTACAAATGGTTTGATGTTTCATTAGCTCCGATTAAAAACCATATATTTAATCGTGTTAAATCACAACTTAAAGTTATTGAGGCAGGGTTTCATAAAAAGGCAATTATCGCATCAAATATTGGACCATACACAATTGATTTAAAGCATGGATTAAAAAATGGTGAATTTACAGATGGTAATGCCCTTTTAGTTGACGAACATAAAAACCATAGTGATTGGTCTAAATATATGAAAAAATTAATTGATAACCCTAATTTTGCTTATGACTTAGGTCAAAGGTTATACGAAACGGTTAAAGATACCTATGACTTAAACAAAGTAACAAAAGACAGAGCTGAACTATACAAATCCTTATTAAAATGATAAACATACCTATTAACAAAATTTTATTTTTAGACATTGAAACAGTTGGATTATGTCGTAATTGGGAAGGGTGTAAAGAAAATCACCCAAAAATTGCAGAACAATTTGTAAAATATTTTGATTGGTTCTTAAAACGGTTTCCTGAAGACAATGTTGAGGCAGATGGTTTAGAAGAAGAACTTCAAAAGATGAATGACGTTTATGAAAAACGTTCAGCACTTGTCCCTGAATTTGCAAAGATTGTCTGTGTGTCTATGGCATTTGTAACTAATGATGGAATTAAACAACAAACTTTTTCTAATCACGATGAAAAACAATTGTTAATTGATGTTAGAAACTTATTGGATCGTTGTCATAAGTTAGATTTCTATCTTTGTGGTCATAATCTTAAGAACTTCGATATCCCGATGCTAGCAAAAAGAATGATGATTAATGGAATTATGCCATCAAAAATTCTTCCTTCTTATGATACTAAACCTTGGGAGGTAAAGGCAATTGACACAAAAGAAATTTGGCAATACGGGTCATACACATCTATTGGTTCATTGGATTTGGTTTGTTCTACTATGGGTATTGAAACACCAAAAGACGGACCTATTCATGGAGGTAATGTACATGAAGTATATTGGAATAATCAAAGTAGGTTAAATGAGATATCCGATTACTGTGAAAAAGATGTTAAAGTATTAGTTGATTTCATAACAAAATTAAAAGAATTAAAATAATGTTTGATAAATTTAAAGATATTAAGAATCAAATGAAAATGTTAAAAGACTTACAAGGTAAGTTTAATAATGTTGATATGTCTAACCCTCAGGCAATGTTAGAGTCTATGGGTATTGATGTTGATGATTTACAAAAACAATTTGATGACCAAAACGAAAGTATTATAAATACCAAAGTACCACTACGTTATATTAACGATAGTGAAAATAAAAATCCCGATTACGAATATAAATCTGATTCGGGATTTGATTTAAGGGCAAATGAAGACGTATGGATTCACGCAAGTGATAGGGGATTAATTCCTACAGGTTTAAGATTTGATATCCCCGATGGATATGAAATACAAGTGAGATCTAAAAGTGGTTTAGCACTTAATCAAGGTCTTATGGTATTAAACTCACCAGGCACAGTAGATAGCGGTTATCAAGGAGAAATAAAAGTTATTATGTTTAACACCACAAACCAAAAAGTTAAAATAGAAAAAGGTCAAAAAGTGGCACAAGCAGTACTTTGTCCTGTTGTTAGTGGTAAGTGGGTTGACTTAATTAAAGTAGAAAAAATTAACGATAAGGACCGTAACTCAAATGGGTTTGGTAGTACAGGATTATAATATGTACGATTTTTTAATTGTGGGTTCAGGATTTTTTGGTTCGATATGTGCATACGAATTAAATAAAAAAGGACATAAAGTATGTGTGATAGATAAAAGAGACCATATTGGTGGTAATTGTTATACATCAAATAGAGATGGTATTAATGTTCACGAATATGGTCCACATATCTTTCATACTTCAAATGAAAAGGTTTGGGGTTGGATAAACCAATTCACGTTATTTAATGATTTCACATATAGACCTGTCGCAAATTATAAAGGTGAGACTTATTCATTACCTTTTAACATGTGGACGTTTTCTAAAATATATAATCTTACTCACCCACATGAGTTACTTAAACTTTTAAAAAAACATAATAATTCTAACCCTAAAAATTTAGAGGAGTACGCAATAAGTTTAGTTGGTAAAAAATGTTACAAAAAACTTATTAAAGGTTATACTGAAAAACAGTGGATGAAATCTGCAAAACAATTACCTAAAGAAATAATTGAGAGGTTGCCTGTAAGATTAACTTACGATAACAATTACTTTAACGACAAATACCAAGGTATCCCTGTCGAAGGATATACTAAAATATTTGAAAAATTATTAGACGGCATTGACGTTAAGTTAAGTACCGACTTTTTTACTGATGAATTACCAAAACATAAAAATGTAATTTACACAGGTCCGATAGATAAATATTTTAACTATCAATACGGTCATTTAGAATATAAAACTGTAAGGTTCGAACACTCAAAGTTAGATATGAAAAACTATCAAGGAACTGCAGTAATGAATTATACAGAAAAGAAAGTTCCTAAAACTAGAACGATAGAACACAAACATTTTGAAAACTCAAATTCAGAATTTACGTGGGTTAGTGATGAATTTCCAACGGAGTATAAACCTGAAATCACAGACCCTTATTATCCTGTAAATGATGAAACTAATAATAACATATACGAACAATATAAAAAACTTTCCATTAAGGAAAAAAATGTTTATTTTGGAGGTAGACTTGCCGAATACAAGTATTATGACATGGACAAAGTAATATTATCGGCCTTAAATTTTGTAGAACAATTTTAATGATTACAATAGGATTTTCAACCAGAAAAATTGATAATAGTTTTGTTGAACTATTAAAAAAATCATGTGGGGTCTCTAACCCACAAATAATCCCAATAGAAAATGAGGGTAAGTACTCATTACCCGAAGCTTACAATATGATTTTAGAACAAGCAACAAACGATATTGTTGTATTGTGTCATGATGATATCTATTTTGATAGTAAGAATTGGGGTAGTAAAATATTAAAACACTTCAAAAGAAGTCCTGAATATGGTATTTTAGGTCTTGCTGGCTCAACACAACTTCCTTTGTCCGCAAAGTGGTGGGAAGACTTTTCTAAAATGAAAGGAATTGTAAATCACGAACACGGAGGAAAGAAATGGGAATCTAAATATTCTGCTAGTTTAGGAAATCAAATTGATGACGTTGTTTTAGTTGACGGTCTTTTTATTGCTTTAAATAAAAAAAATATCAAACAAAAGTTTAATGAAGAAATAAAAGGATTTCACTTCTATGATGTGGATTTTTCATTTAGAAACTTTATTGAAGATGTAAAAATTGGTGTCATGTATGACGTAAGAGTAACTCACAAATCAATCGGTGAGACAAATGACCAATGGGAACAAAATAGAATAATTTTTGCAAAAAAACACAAAGAACTTCTTCCTGTTAAAATTAAAAGAAACCTTACTTTAGAATCACCAATTAAAGTATTGTTATCATCATTATTCTTTAAAACTTTTACTGGTTCTGAAATGTATGTATATGAATTAGCTAGAGGTCTTAAAAGTTTAAACTGTGACGTTACCGTTCTTTCAGATATAGAAGGACCTTTATCTAAAATTGCAAACCAACAAGGTATTAAAACATTACCATTTTCTAACCCACCGGGATATAAGTTAGGTGATGGTAAGTGGGGATTTAACACACCACAAGGTTTCCAACCAACAACACCAAATGTCATGTATAAGACATCTGAAGTTAATTATGATATCATACACACCCAACATACTCCGGTAACAACACAAATGTGTCAGATGTATCCAAATATAGATAAAATATCAACTATCCACTCTGAAGTTATTTCTCTCGAAAATCCAGTCATAGATAAGACCATAAAAAAATACATATGTATTAGACCTGAAATACAAAAACATATTACAACAAACTTTAACATACAATTAGAAGATACTGAAGTGGTTTATAACCCTATTGATACTAATAGGTTTAACACTAAAAACACAAAAGACGAAGGTTATGTTTTATTTGTTGGGTCTATAGATTACTTAAGAGAAGCTACGATAAAAGATTTAGTAGAATATACAAAATCAATAAATAAAGAATTGTGGTTAGTTGGGGAAAATAAATCAAATTATTTATCAGATTTATTATTAAATCCTCATGTCAAATATTTTGAAGCAACCAATAAAGTTGAGCAGTTCGTTAAAAATTGTTCCGAAACTGCAGGCATATTATTAGGTAGAACAACAATAGAAGGTTGGTTGTGTGGTAAACCTGGATGGATTTACAATGTTGATGATTCAGGGTACATTAATAATAAAGAAAGATTTGAAGTACCTGAAGATATTATTAAATTCGATTCAACAGAAATTGCTAAAAAAATAAAACAAGAATATATTAAAATTTTAAATTAATGAAAACAATAATTACCGTATCCGGTATTAGGCCTGATTTTATAAGAATGTCTAGTATCTTTAAAAAATTAGACACCAATTTTAACCATATACTTATACACACAGGACAACATTTTGATAATCTTTTATCTGATGTTTTTTTTAATGAACTTGAAATAAGAAAACCAGATTATAATTTAGGTATCGGGGGGTCAAACAAAGAACATTTTCATCAAACAAGTGAATTACAAATAAAACTTATTGAATTAATCAGAAAAAATAACTTAAACCCTGATTTAATTATTTTTTTAGGTGATTCTAATTCCGTTATTGCCTCAACAGTTTTAAAAAAAGAAGGATATAAAATTGCACATATTGAAGCTGGAATGAGGTCTTACGATAAGAGAATGCTTGAGGAAATAAATAGAACATTATGTGATCATTGTAGTGATTATCTTTTTGTTTACCACGAAAATTACAGACAAAAAGCATTAAAAGAAAACATACCTTCAGAAAGTATTTTTGTAGTGGGGAACACTATTGTTGAGGTGGTTAAAGAGACAACATTTGAAAAAGAAGAAAAAAAGAATTTAATACTTTTAGATGTTCATAGACCAGAAAACTTTAAATACAAAGAAAGACTACAAAATATTTTAAATTACTCAAATTTAGTGGCCGAAAAATATAATTGTGAAGTTGAAATGTTGGGGTTTGGTAGAACACTTAAAGAAATTGAAAATAATAATTTGGATTTAGGTATAATTAAAAAAATAGATTTATTATCATTTAAAAATTATTTGAAAAAAATTAATTCCTGTAAATTTATTATATCTGATTCTGGTACGGCACAAGAAGAACCTTGTCTTTTAGGTGTTCCGGTTATTGTACCTAGAGATTATACAGAAAGACCTGAATCGGTTGAAAATAATTGTTCTTATATGATTGATGTTAATTCAGAAAACAATAAGACTTGGTCAGATTCTTTATTATGGTTTGAATCAGAAAAAGAAATAAATACAGATTGGTTAGGTGACGGTACAACATCAAATAAAATTATTGAAATCTTAAAAAATTTGTTATGAAATTATCAATAGTAAGTGCATATCACAATAGAAAATCACAATTAATCAACACTTTAAACACTATTAAAAAATCATCCGAGATTACCAATACCGAGTTTATTGTTGTTGATGATTGTTCTGACGATAATGAAAGAATTGACGACCTACAAAGTCAATTCCATTTTTTAAAAGTCATTAGATTAGAAAAAAAAGATAAATGGTATCATAATCCATGTGTTCCTTTTAATATCGGTATAAAGGAGGCAACAGGCGATATTATAATTTTACAGAATCCTGAATGTTTACATTTAGGGGATATTCTTAAATACGTAAAAGAAAACATTACCGATAATAATTACCTTACATTTTCAACATATGCGATAAATCAAATTAAGACTGATAATATTTCAAAATTAGATTTAGAAAACGGCGAAATTAATGAAAAAATAAAAGAAGTGATAGGTGATTTTAAAATGATAGGATTCACCCAAGAAGGTGAAGAGGCTTGGTATAATCATTCTTTTTGTAGACCAAGTTATTATCATTTTGTATCCGCTATGACAAAGAAAAATATGGATGATTTAGGGGGATTTGATGAAAGATATGCGGAAGGACACGCATTTGATGATGATGAATTATTGTTTAGAATACGTCTTATGGGATTAAATTTAGAAATTGTTAATGAACCAATATCAATCCACCAATGGCATTACACAAATTTAGTTAAAGATGCAGCATTAATGAATAAAGTGTACAGAAATCAACATCTTTTTAATAACATTACTAAAAAAAATAAAACACACAAAATAAAAAATTAATATGAAAATAGTTGGTTTTGCACAATTAAGAAATGAATTAGAAAAAGGTAATTTAGAAAATTGGTTTAGGTGTATGTCAGTGTGTGACTACATTTACATATTTGACCAAAATTCCACTGACGGTAGCCAAGAATATTATAAAAAATTTGATAACGTATCCGTTATAGAATCTAATGAAAACAAATTTTCAAAAGAAATTGCATGTAAAAATGAATTATTAACTAAACTATTAAAAGAACATCCAGACACTGATTGGATTTTATGGTTAGATGGGGATTCACTATTAGATGGTCGTTTATTAGAAAACGATGGTAAACTTTTTAAAGACCTATGTAGACAAGGTAGTTTTGAAAAAACAGATGCATTAATTTTTGGACATTACAATCTTTGGAGAAGTGATATACACTATAGGATTGATGACCAATACCACTCCCTACATGGAAATTTAGTTGCTCTTTGGAGAAACACGGGTAACTTATCATTCCCAAGTCAACCAGGGTTACACCAAAAACAGTATCCCGATGGTCTTACATCGGCAGTTAGAACAAATTATAGTGTAATACATAGAGGGTTTGCCACTGACTATCAAATAATAACTAGATATGATACATACAAATCTAATGGTCAGAATGGTTGGGCACTTGAAAGATTGTTAAATGAGGATGGTTTGCAAACTGAATTACTTCCGTCCGATACTTTGCCGAAATGGTTTGAGGTTACAAATAACAAAAACCCAATAGAATTTGAAAAAATAAGAGACATATACAATAAAAAACAAAACAATTAAAATGAAAAAAAATAATATAGAAATCATTTCTCTAATTTTTAAGTCCTGTGATTATTTAGATCTAATACACAAAGAACTTATGAGTGATAATTGTAAGATAGATGGTTGGGATGTATCAATTAGGGTGGTGGCTAACGACGCCACTCCTGAAGTTATTTCAAAACTTAAAAGTTTAAATATTCCTTATACCATATACAATGACCCAAAACCAAATGACTATTATTTAAATAGGGTATATCGTTGTTGGAATTATGCTGGTAAAACTAGTAAATCGGATAACATATGTTTTGTAAATTCTGATATGGTTTTTAGTGATGATTGGTTAAAAAATCTATTAAAACATCACGATGGAGTTAATATTCCATGTTCAAGATTAGTAGAAAGTGGGAAAATGTTAAGTGGAACACACGGTATTAGCTATAATTGCGGGAGAAAACCAAAAGAAATAAATTATCAATTATGGGATAATTTTGTTAAAGAAAATAAAATAGACGAAACACATAATGGTGGTTTATTTATGCCATGTATTTTTAACACAGAACGATTTATTGAAAGTGGTATGTATCCTGAAGGTAATATCTATTCGGATGGTGTAGGAACATTAAATGGGTTTATACAATCGGGAGATGATTGGTATTTTAAAAAATTAGAAAAAGAATACAATATGAAACACATAACGGTATTTAATTCATTAGTATATCACATACAAGAAGGTGAAAAAGACGAATAAAAAATATGGAAAAAATTTATAGTAAAGTAGACCCTAAAAAGTTATTACACGTAATAGTAAGAAAAGAAGATATAACTCCTGGTAGAATAGAAGTGGTGCCTGAAAATCATTTCATACAATGTGCATTGCTTAATATGGAAAAAGGTAAGACATTTAGACCACACAAACATATTTGGAAAGAACGAACACGAAATGTAATTGCTCAAGAAAGTTGGGTAGTAATTCAAGGAAGTGTTAAATGTATATTATATGACACAAATGACCAAATTATTGCCACTCCAATTTTATATCCTGGTGATTCGTCATTTACTTTGGAGGGTGGTCATAATTATGAAATCCAAGAAGATGATACATTGGTTTATGAATATAAAACGGGGCCTTATGAAGGTCAGTCTTTAGATAAAACATTTCTATAATGAATGATGTAGTAAGAGATATAATTATACATGATGAATCCGAATTTAAAAGGGGTGTTAAATTTGGAAATCATGTGGCGGTAGATAAAGGAGTTTATGCCACAGTTAATTGTAATATAGGTCCGTATACCCATATAAGTCCATACGTTACGATTATAGGAGGTGAAAAAGGTTATTTTGAATGTCGGGGGTTTAATAATATTATGGCCGGTGCTAGAATAGTGTGTGGATCTGATAGATTTGATGACAGTGGTTTATTTGGGTCACTTATCCCTAATGAATTAAAGGGTAAGCAAATTATTGAGCCTGTGATAATGGAGGAATTTTCAAACGTAGGTACAAATTCTATCGTTCTTCCTGGTTCTCGTTTAAGAAAGGGAGTGTTATTAACAGCAGGAAGTTTATTAATCGGGGACACAGAAGAATGGGGAGTATATAAAGGGAATCCAGCAGTACTCATAAAGAAAATAGATGGAAATAAAATTATAAAAAACGCTAAAAAATTAGGATATGAATTTTAATATGGTAACTGAATTTGAGAATAAAATATCAGAATTCTTCAATTCACCTTATGCGGTGGCTGTTGATAGTTGTACTCACGGTGTTGAGTTGTGTTTAAGATTAACAGGAGCAAAAAAAATAAAAGTACCAAAACACACCTATATCTCGATTCCATTTTTATCTAAAAAGTTAAAGATTGATTTAGAATGGTCCGATGAGGTTTGGTCTGACTATTATTATTTAACAAACAATGTTGTTGATGCTGCAGTTTTATGGAAAGAAAAAAGTTATATACCAAAAACTATGATGTGTATATCCTTTCAATACCAAAAACATTTAAGTTTAGGTAGAGGTGGGGTAATATTATTAGATAACGAAGAAGATGCATTAACATTAAAAAAGATGTCATACGATGGTAGATTACCTAATATCCCATGGAGAGAACAGGACATAGATTGTATTGGGTATCATTATTATATGACACCAGAAACTGCTAAATTAGGTTTAGAAAAATTACCAATATCAATTCAAACACAACCAAGAAAATGGGTTGTTAATGATTGGCCTGATTTAACTCAAATGAAAATTTTTAAAAAAGAAGAAAATAACGTATATATTTACGAATCAACAAAAGATCCTAATATTATTAGAAGAAGAAAAATTAATGAATATGATCATTTTGAATATTGTGAAATAAATAAAATTGATCCTTATACACAAACAAGATAATAAAACAAATAAAAAATATGAGCAAACAAAAAAAAGCATTTATTACAGGAATTAACGGCCAAGATGGATCTTATTTGGCGGAATATCTGTTAGAATTAGGTTATGAAGTTCATGGTATTATTCGTAGAAATTCAGTTGCTGAAAATCAACAAACAAGATTAGATCATGTTAAAAATAATTTGAATATATATTATGGCGACTTATTGGATCAAGGAGGATTAGAGCGTTTATTAGATGAAATACAACCGGATGAAATTTATAATATAGCCGCACAATCACATGTTAGAATTAGTTTCGATATCCCACAATTCACAGTCCAAACAAACTCAATTGGCGTTTTAAACATATTAGAAGCTTATAGGAGATCATGCCCATCGGCCAAGTTTTATCAAGCCAGTTCATCTGAAATGTTTGGTAATTCAGTGGATGAGGACGGGTACCAAAGGGAGTCAACCCCAATGAACCCTGTTTCACCTTATGGATGTTCAAAAGTATTTGGTTATAATATTGTTAGAAATTATAGAAATTCATATAATTTACATGCAGTTAATGGTATATTATTTAATCATGAATCACCCAGAAGAGGATCTAATTTTGTAACTAACAAAGTGGTTAAAGCGGCAGTTAAAATTAAATTAGGGTTACAAGATAAATTAGAATTAGGTAATATGGATTCGTACAGAGATTGGGGACATTCTAAAGATTACGTTAGAGCAATGCATATGATGATTAATCATGATACTCCTGAAGATTTTGTAGTTTCAACAATGCAAACACATTCAGTTCGTGAAATGGTTGATTACGTTTTTACAAAATTAGGATTAGATTATAAAGACCATGTAATACAAAATCCAAAATTTGTAAGACCTGAAGAATTAAAGTATCTAAAAGGAGATTCAACTAAAATAAGAAAAACATTAGGATGGAAACCTGATTATACTTTTGAAATGTTAATGGATGAAATGGTAGAACATTGGATGAGTGTTTATAATAAAAAAAATATTTAAAAAAAATAAATTATGAGTAATAAAAAAGGATGGTTAGTAAACGATACTTTAACATGTATCCCAAATACAAGAACATTTTGGCACGATTTATTAGATTGGTTCCCAAATTTAGAAGATAAATGTAACGGTTACACGGATTATTCCGTATTGGCTGAAAAAATAGAATCTCTTGATGGTCGACCGGACTACATAATTAGAAATGGTAGTTATTTCCGTAAACTAAATATTGATGTCCCTACTTTTTGTTTGATTCAAGACACGAGTAATAACCCAATGCAAACTGAAGTTATAAACACTTCAACATGTGTTGTTTTTGCATCTAAAGAAACCCATAATCTGTATAAAGATAGAATTAATCCAAAAAATGTAAGAGTAATTGAACAATCTTCTGATTTTAATTTTTTTAAACCTATTTCTGAAAGACATCCTGAGGTTTTACCTAATTCAATTATTTTTATTGGTGATTCTTCTCACGAAAAAAAAGGTTTTCATAGGGTTTTAAATTTAATTGAAACTATGACTGATTTTAATTTTTGTTTGGTAATGAAAGACGATACCAACATTAACGTCATTCCACAACATAGTAGGAGTAGAGTAAGAATATTTAATAAGGTTGATAGGGACACTGTTAGACTTTTAATTAATTCATCAGTTTGCGCTATTTGTACTTCAGGTAATGAAGAGGGTCATTTCGCAGGGATAGAAATAGGCGCATGTGGGATACCGATGGTAGCCAGACCTATGGGTTGTTATCTTGATAGAAAAGATGATAAATCTTGGGGGTTAATCTCTAATGATGAAGATTTCCCAAGTACAATAAGATATGTTGTAAATAACTTAGAATTATTTAATCCTCGTGAATATTATTCAAAAGAGTATACTTTAGAACGTTGTCGTGAAAAATGGGTTAATTTAATAAACGAATTTGTTAAATAAAAAATAACATGAAATTTACAGTAGAAATAAAATCCGGTTTATGTAATGTATTAAAATCATTTGTTACCGCTATTAGTATAGGTGAGACTAATATATTACCAAGATTAGACCTTCATTTTGATGCCGATTATAGAGAAATTTTAGACGATAGTTTGATTTGTCATGGGCCCCATGAATTTGGGGAGTCTGTAATATCGGCAAGACTTCTTATTCTAAAATCAGAAGAGTCGGAACAACCCGATTTAATAAACGACGCAAAAGTATTAGGAGATCACCCTAATATTGTAAATAAATCACTTTCTCATTTATTTTCAACCCATTCTATTGATTGGTTTTATGATAGAAGTCTTATTTCTGATAATGTATATAATAGAATTCAAAATGGAATTAGTAAAATTAAATGGAAAAATGAAGTATTGTCTGAAGTTGAAAGGGTTTCACAAAATTTTGAATATCCATTATTAACAATACAAATAAGAACTTGGACACATCAGTTTGATCCACCTAATTGTACCAGTATTCGTGATGGTGTTATAAGAGATTATAACTTTGAAACTTATAAAA